CTGCGACCGCTGGTGATGGTGGTGCTGCGACCGCTGGTGATGGTGGTGCTGCGACCGCTGGTGATGGTGGTGCTGCGACCGCTGGTGATGGTGGTGCTGCGACATCAAGAGGTAGTTCATCAACTGGAAATAACGGTTTAGCGGTGGCGCGAGGAACAAATGTAAAGGTCAGAGGAGGTATGGGATCTATCTTGGTTATAGCAGAGGAGCAAGAAAGCTCGTACAATGTTTCCGATTGGAAAGCTGTTGTAGTTGACGGCAAGAATATCAAGGCTGATACTTGGTATAGATTAGTAAACGGCGAATTTGTTGAGGTGGAAGATTAACTTACAATAATATATTATGATTAAAAAACTATTACAGAAGTATCAAGCGTACAGGGATAAAAAGTTCCTTGCACGCCTGGAGAGAGTGTTAAACAATAATGTGGTGGGCGCAAACTTATTTATAGAAAAAAATGTGTTTTCACTCAGGGGATTTCACATGTATTTTCCTAAAGGCGCAGTGGCGGATTTGCTAAACAAAATTCCTCCAAGTCTTGTCGAAGAACGTCTTCGTTCAGGATATTACGAGAAACGAGAGATTCCGCAATCAGGTTTAGACTTTTAGAATAATAAAAACAATTATTTCCTACGGAAGCATTTATCTTGTATTTTCCTGAAAGGCTGTTTATTAGCTCTCTTTGAAAAATAAAGTTCCCTGCATCTTGTTTTCCTCTGCATGGAATGTTAAGCTGTTTGCAGATTGAGATAGTTAGACCAATTACTTCTTCAGGGCAGTAGATTGATGTTTTTATAAACTCTTTCATAAGTTATAATTTTTAGAATTTGACGAAACAAAAGTAACAACAAAAAGGAGCATATCCAACAGTTATAATGACAAGTTAGAATTTGACACTCAACCTTTCATTAGGATGTGCTCCTTTCAAAATTTGGGTAAAACAAAAAGAAATGAAACAGACAGTAGAAGAAGCAGCATACGATTATGCTGCCCAAAAAACGAAGTTCAGAAAAGACGTTCTGAAAGAAGTAGATGCTGATGATTACGTTTCCCGTCACTCTGATTGTATGGAAGATTTTCAGTGCGGTGTACAATGGCAGGCAAAGCAATCGCCTTGGATAAGTGTTAAGGAACGGTTGCCGGAAGAGTTAGAAAGTGTCTTAGTTTTGTCTAATTATGAGGGCAAATATCTTTACGAAGTAGCTTTTATAATGAATGGGAAATGGATATGCCATAACAATAAACCTGCCTATTGGACACCCATCCCCTCTTTCGATGAGATACTCGAAGCCAACAAGGATGTACTGGAACGGATTAAACAGAAAGGAGATTGATATGAAACCTATATTAAATACTGAAGACGTTAGGAAACTAAAGACAGATGAACGATTAATAGAATGTTTAAATGGTGGAGTGAATTATTATCGGTTCTTGTGTTTTCATCCAAGAAACGATAAGTATGTGATTCTATTGAATTGTTATGAGCAACCAGTAAGATTTTATACTGAGAGTGTTATAGACCGATTCTATACGGATTACACAACTCGCGATATAATTACTTATTGTAGAGATTATGCTTTGGAACAAATTAAGTTCTATGAGCAGGAACTATCCGAATTTGATAAGGAGAAAGGAATGATAAATGAAATATCCTAAAGTAAAGAAAAAGCAAAAGATTGAAAGGGTTTGTTACAACTGTAAGCATTATTATAAATGCACTGACAGATTTAACAGAGATACTATAAACTGTGATAAATTCAAATTTAATGCTTTATGCAAAAGCGTTTAAAAAGGAGATTTGATATGAAATTAAGACAAGCAAGAAAAATAATGAAGAACATCCGTTTAAATCCTCGTATGGAATCATTATATGGAATTGGACGTGCAATGAAAGCAAATGCTATTTGTATTCATCACTATGCGCGAGTTGACAGACGTATTAAAGACATTAATATCATTGCGAACCAAGACCCGTTATTGGCACTTAAATTACTAATAGCAAAAGATAAACGGACTAAGGAGAAAGGAGGACTGTATGGCGGTAAGAATAATTAAAGACTCTAATAAAAAGAGGCCAATTTATTTCCGTCGTTGCTACCAATGTGGATGCGAATTTGAGTTTGAGAAAGAAGATGTGAAAGAGGAAATTTATGACCAAAGAAATAGATACAATGTATTGTTTGTTACTTGCCCATGTTGTGGTAGCGATATTGGATGTAGAGAGAAAATAATAAGGTATGAACAATGATATGGGATTATGAAATCAAAACAAGTATTATCAATAGATCAGATGAAGCACCTGCGGGAGCTTGGCTTGGATACGAGTGATGCAAGTATGCACTGGCAGTTTTTGCCTACGGTTGAATCTTTTTTCAATGGAGTGCTCGCCTTAGAGGAAAGGCCTACTCTCTTCGTTTCTCAACCGAATATGAAATATGAATACCCTGCTTACACCTTGCAGGACATTCTCGACAAGATGCCACATTATTTGAATCCATTTCCGTCCAAACAAATATTATTTGCATGGATGATTGAAAGAGATACCATAGCATACCGCAACATAGAGGATGTTGATGACTGCCTAAAACATTTCACTGACAACTCTCTGATTGATGCAGCCTACGAGATGTTTTGTTGGTGTATTGAAAATGGATATATTTTAAAGGAGGGTAAACAATGAAAGCGAGAATAAAAGAAACTGGAGAAATAATTGATGTTGAATGTCGTTTCTATGCCAAGATTGGTTCTACGGGCCCGATTATTCATAATAGTTTAGTTGAGGTTTTGAAAGATGATGGAATCATTGATTGGGAACAGAGGCGTTATGAACTGGCAAAGGCTGCAATGCAAGGAGTTCTAAGCAACCCTGCCTTTTGCGGCACATATTCTAAACGTGAAGCACCGATAATTATAGCGCTTGATTGTGCTGATAATATGATAAAGAAACTGAAAGGAGAATAATCATGGATATAAAAGAAGTAAAAAACAAGAAAGAGAAAGCTGAAATGGAAATAGCTCATATTTTAGAACACCTTGAAGCTGAAATAGGTTTAGAAGTCAATAATATGATTTATATACGCAGGGAAAGTGAAAAATCTACGTTATCTGCTTTGCCTGTAAGAATAAAAACAAACATAATCTTGACGTTTTAATTATGGAAGTAAAGAACGGAATAATAATAGACGGGGTGCTGCATGAAGCTGTACAAAATAGTATTCGTTGCAACTTATGCTCTCTATACGAGAAATGCGCAGAGGTGGATTACTCGGTGTGTATGCCCGATTTTTTTTAGCTGTGGCGGTTTTGCCAATCGTGGTAAGGTAACTGTTACACCTTATCGCGAAACACCTAAAAACGTTGGAGAAATAATCAAAATAAGTAAGGAGGAATAACTATGGGATTTACAACACCATGTTTCATACGTAAAAACACACCGGAACTTAGGAAGAAACTGGCTGTATTAGGGTATAAATATGATTATAGAGCAGATTTTTGTCATGACATAATATATGTAGATGCGGAACGTAATGAGTTTTTTCCAACGTTTTCATCTAATATTACAGATGATGAAATCGCAATAGATTGTGGTGCCAACGAGGAGCTTTTCTTGTCTATCGCTTCACTCAGGGATGATACAGACAAGTATCAATGGTTTATAATGGATGTAGAAATATATGTTTATATTCCTAAAGGTACTTGGTTTCAATCTACAGATCGTAACGGAGGAAGGCATGTTGGAACTCAGATAGAATCACTTTATTGTCACAAGGCTACCGTAGAAGAGCTAATCGAACACTTTAATAAAAGTTAATTATGACCGAAGAACTTATAACATTAGAGACGGCGAAGCTGCTGAAAGAGAAAGGCTTCCAGCAAAGAAAATATCTTATAAATGTTTCTACTTTGCATCATTGTTATAAATACTTATCTGTTCCACCTCAATCCGTTGCACAAAAGTGGCTTCGTGAAACCAAGAACTTGCATATTGAAATATACCGTAACGCTTGTGGTTATGGCTATGCTATTGTGAAAGCCAATAACGGCACATGGATGGAAGACGATGATTCCAAAGGACCTAACGATGGTGGGAATTGGGACGCATACGAGGAAGCACTGGAAGCCGGGATTTTTGAAGCATTAAAACTTATATGATTATGAAGAAGATTTTATTCAATGATAAATACTGCTTAACCCAAGCCGTATTGGAAGGTCGGAAGACTACGACAAGGAGAATTGTGACAGATAAGAAATTACACTATTGGAAATGTAGTTGTCCTGATATGGTAATAGTCAGAGTTCCTGAATCACAAAAACTAAAAACTGATGATGATAATACTTATTTTGGCATAAAGGACAAAATGCCATCCGAATATTATTGTGATACTATTACCTCTCCGTACAAGGTTGGTGAAGTCGTTTCCATTGCGCAAAGCTATATGGATGTTGACCTATTTCATAGAAAAGGGAAAAATGCGGCTTACTTAGAATACCTGGATTCAATATTGCCTGAACTGAAATTATCTCCCGGTTGGGGAAATAAGATGTTTACAAAGGCAGCCCTAATGCCGCATCATATCAAAATTACCGGCATCAAAATCGAAAGGTTGCAAAATATCTCCGATGAAGATTGTTTGAAAGAAGGAATTTACAAAGGACAATGCGGAAGTGCAGATACACATTTTATGGATGCTTATTATTACAAAGGAGACATTCAACCTTATTGCACTCCTCGTGAAGCCTTTGCCGCCCTCATAGATAAAGTCTCCGGCAAAGGTGCATGGGAATCCAACCCTTATGTTTTCGTTTACGAATTTGAATTAGTTGATTAGCCATGAATAGAAACGAATACCGGGAACGCTGCAAACATTACAGCCATTACAGTGGGCAGTGTTACAAAAAGTCGTTCATATCAGGCATAGCAAACAATGTACATGTGAATATGAAATGTGACGGTAAATGTCCTCGCATGAGGAATTATGATAAGAGAAACGGAATATTTGATAAAGAAAATTAATATCGATACTACAAGTAACCTAAAACTCGAATTTAAATATGAATGAATTGCATATTTCTCCGGAACGTCATAACAGAAACCTTGTTACCGGAAGATTTTTAAAGGGTTGTACTCCCCACAACAAGGGAAAGAAATGGGATGATTACAACGTCCCCTTGCATAAGAGGGAAAGGATATTTAAAGGATTAGCATCAGGAAGAACGGGAAACCCTAATATAGCGGGCTGCAGAGCAAAGGAAGTAGTAGCCATAAGGAACGGACAGTTACAGTGTGTTTTCCAATCCTCTAACGATGCGGAACGAAAGACTGGCATTTGCGCCCGTAATATCAGACATTGTTGCTCCGGAAAGCGTAAACACGCTGGCGGCTATCAATGGTTTTGGGAGAACGATAATAGTTGGTGTGAATTAGTTAACAAAATGCATGAGTAAACTTTATAAATTAACCCTCTTTGGGAATACGGTCTTTGTCGGATGGTTTTCCCATTCTTCCCATTGGTATAATAAATTAGGCATAATAAGATGAGAAAAACAGAAAGAGAACTTAAGCGCAGGAAACAAGCATTACCAAAGGATAAATTAAAAGTAGACCCGACCCTAAACGGTGATGCGGATCTGCTTGTAGAACAACACAAAGAAGTGGAAAGAAAGCTGTTCCCGCTGCGGCTTAGTAAGAATACTGTTATCTATGTCACAAAAGACAAACAGAATGAAGCATACGCGGAAAGGGCACGCAGAAGAATGGACATAACAGAACCAAAGAAACCGTTTGTTGACCCTCTTTCGCAGGAGAACATTACAAAGATGTACAAGGAGGACGGCATAGCTCCCCGTAGAATGGCCGAAATATTGAATGTAAGCGTCAGGACGGTGTATCTAAGATTAGCCAAATACGGGCTTACAAAAGTGAAATGCAGATAATTAAAACTTGTAATTATGAAAGATATTAAAAGAAAATACAGTTTCTCTGATATAGAGTTTAAGCCTTACTTCACAGAGGAAGAGGTAAATTTTATCAAAAAAATAAGATTGACGAGTGATGCTGATAAGTACATGCAAGGAGTGGTTGAGTTTGAGAATGGTTATGGCATCAGCGTGCTTTTAGGAGGGCGACCGTTTCAGTCAAACGGGAAAGATACATACGAGGTGGCCGTTACCTATGACGGCCATATAATCAATCGAGATAACGAGCAGTGGGTAGAATGCTTTTTGAACCGCAATGAAGTTGAGAAGCTGATGAACAATGTTGCCGGGCTTAATCCTATTGTCGTTGATTCGTTCGACAAAGGCGATTACCTGGTGTATAATTTTGATAAATATCATACATATATAGCCAGTTCGGGAAGAGAAAACATTAGATTGTTTGGTTCTTTTTACGAAACGAGAAAAGCCACCTATGAAGAAAGAGAGAAGATATTCGAGAGATTGAACGAATTATTAACAGTAAACAAAAGCAATGGAAGATAATACATTAGACCAAAACCTTTATACCACCGCAATGAAAGAAGCGCTAAAGGTGGAGTTCTTAGAAAGCAACGAAGAGATTAAACTATATGCCGCCTCGCTGTATAATGCGATGGTATGGGGTAGAAATCATACGGTTAAAGTAAAATATTAAGTTTTTTATTTGGCGTTATAGAAAAAGGGCGTATATTTGCAGCGTTACACATATTTAGTGGCAGGCGGTTGTCTGCTTTGTGCAGGCATTTTTTATGCTTGTAAGTACGCTGTATATATAATACAACGGTCTGCAAACCTGTGAGGAAAGTTAACAGCTTCCCAACTGCCACTAAGGTATGTGTAACGACGGGTTAATTGCAGACCGTCTTCTTTTCTGCAATGCCATAAAACGTTACAAAAATGGCAAATGAATTAAATTCAAACAAGAAAACAATGAGCTCGCTTGAAATTGCAGAGCTCGCAGGTAGAAACCACAAAGATGTTATGCGCTCCATTCGTGATATGGAACCAGCATGGGTGAAAGAAGGTGGGCGCAATTTTGCGCTGACCTCTTATGTTGACCAATGGAACAGACAGCAGCCATGTTACGAATTGGATTACAAAGAATGTATGTATATAGCTTCTAAGTTTGAAGATGCGACAAGAGCGAAGTTAGTCCTTCGTTGGGACGCGTTGGAAACAGGAAAAGCTAAGCCAATGATTTATCAATCTAAAATCAAGCGTGAACCAACTCTAACAACAAAAATTCGTGTCAGCCTTGAATGGATAAAAGGTGTGAGCGAAATGCTAAATCTTAATGATGCTTCAAAGTTGGCATTGCTTGGAAAAGTAGCAGAACCATTAAACTTGCCACTTCCCGACTACACCCCGTCAAAAGGAATATTAAAATCAGCAACCGACCTATTGAAAGAACGGAAAACTCAAATATCCGCACGTGAATTTAATACGGTAGCAATGGAAAAAGGTTACCTGTGCGAACTGGAAAGAAAATCATCATACGGGCAAAAGAAGAAATTCAAGTCAATCACAGAGAAAGGTCTTTCTTTTGGAGAAAACCAAGTAAACCCGAACAATCCGAAAGGCACTCAACCATTATGGTACGAAAGTAAGTTTGATGAGTTATTGGCCGTATTAGGGTTTCATTTCATAGGAGAAACTAACTAATAATATAGCTTATTGAAAATCAGAAAAAGGCAATAGGTTATACAAGAAGGGGGTCTGCGTTTTACCGACCCCCACTGTAAATCAGCCTGCCCGCTTAAAACCTAAAACAAATATTCATCATGGAAAGAAATACAATACTTGCTAAAAAGCAATATGACGTCAGCGCAATGGGTGAATTTTTTAGAGACATTATAGCTCCTGAAGAGCTTAGAAAGGAACTTGTAGAACTGGCGTTTGATTACGCGCAATATGTAGATGAAGGGAGCACAGATTTGTTTAAAAACAATATGAGTACCATATACATACTGTATAGGGCACTGGAGGATGTGAAAGAATTAGAGACACAGGGTTAACAGCATAGCCAGTTTTACCGCAACAATAAGCGGTATAGCATTGCAAATAACGTCCTCGGCTATCTTTAGAGCACGTTCCATTGCATCATAGCAAGCAGTCGGCAGAACATCCAGTGCGGTAAGTCTTCCGACTGCTTAATCAATATGTCTAATTGTTCATTCATAGCTATATTTTAGGCACATATAAGACCATATTTTATTATCTCCCGGCATCCAATCTTCATCGTCAAACCAAAAGGCATACGCCGCTTCGATAATATCCTCTCCATCCAAAACCTTGCACAGATCGGCCCAAAAAGCATTAAAGGCTACGTATTTATCCCAGCGGGTACATCCTGACGGGAAATTCTTGTTCTTGGTGGCTTCCTCTATCTGATCTACCGTCCAATATCCACCCTTGTGTTCGTTGCCTTCCTTGTCTGTGTATTCCATATCGGCAACATCGTGCATGGCAAACTCTTCATTGTAATGGCATCCGCTCATGGCACCGTACAGCTTTCTCAACGCCAGCCAATACTTTTTAGGCTCTTTCTCTTTCATCGGCTCCAGCACATCCGAAAGAATGCGGGTGCTCTCTATCATTACAGCTTCACCCTTGCCTTTGCCGTACTTTTCTATCAATTCATAAATAGTCATGATCTTTTCCCTTTCTTTTAATTAAGTAGTATGTTTTTTATCTGAATATCCTGCTTGCACCTCTTAGAAACACCTCAAAAATGGCGTCTCCGGTAAGGTTTGCCCCTACCTCCCGCCAAAAATTGGGCTTGCTTTGCTTTCTGATTATTTGAAGCAACAAGTCCTGCTGGCGAAGGTGATGTTCGTTGTTCTTTTCAATGTCTTTTTGTAATAGCAAAAGAGCCTTGACACCGTCATCCTTGCAGTTACCTATACACTCGTTGAGGTATTTGTCCATGCAATACTTCATAATCTTCTTGTTGCTCATATTGTTATTTCTTTCCACATGACGGGCATTTAACCGTCTTTGCGGGCTTTGGTTTTACAATTACAAATCTTCCCATAACCGATCGTATTTTTTGTTTATATAAGCCAAAAGCAAATCAATCCATAGTGCGGCCAAGGCACACAGAAAAGAAACAAGGATGCAACGAATAACCGGATCTCCGCATGCAATGCTGTAAGCCAGCGTGAGCCAAAAGCTGATACACTTGCTGCATTTCAGCTTCTCCGATAAGTGTCCTATCTTCTCCGGGTTTACCGGAACAAGTCTTTTCAAAATGCCTGATATGGCATCGAAAAGTCCCAAATAGATGAACAGGCATACGGAAACGGTTATTATCATTGCATCCCCAATCATACACTACTTGTTTTTGGATGATTTGGTTTCGTTTGCTAAGCTTTCATCTTCACCAAGCAATGCAGCTACGGCAGGCGCAGGAGCAGGGCTTGTGACAGTCAGGCCGAACTCTATTTCCACCGCATTTGTTTTCGTGCAGCAGTCTTGTACGTTGGTAGGACTTACCAGCACATTAGGCGTAACGGTAAGCGTTGCGGATGTGGGTACTGTGGTTGAATAGAACGGTACGGTAATTGAAGTGAACACTGTATCCGTCTGCGGGCATACGTCACAATTGTTGCATCCGCATACGTATGGCAGATAACTTACCGAACCTACCAATTGGATAGACAGCGAATAAAGGTTTCCGCCTAAAGAATCAATAGACTTCAAAACGGCCCTCATGGTCCCGCTTAAAGGATATTGGGCGGTGATACAGATGTTCCGGTTACGACACAGATAATGAATCAGGTCAATGTAATACATTATTGGGGATGGTGTCGTAGTCCCTGTGGCTACGGGGACAAGCTCCAATACGGAGGTTTGTCCCGATTTGTTTTTACAACAGCTCATAATGAATCGTTTTTTTATTAATATTATTCAGCAACGGGTTCCTCTGCTGATTGAGGGTATTTCTTTGGAGCCGGCACCCGGCTCTTCATCTCTTTTACAGAATCAGGCGTTCCTACACCCAGCAGCACATCGAGTTTTGCTTCAATGTTTATCAGCCGTTGTTCCGTAGCTATCAGGAACTTATTGTTTGATACTGCTATCTCGTAAATGGCTTGTATGTATTCGTTCATATTGTTTTGTTATTTAAAATATTTGATGATTTGATTTTTTACAAACAGGTTGTCTTTCCATTTAGGAACGCACTCTGTCAGCTTTTGTGCTGTTACCGCTCTTCCCTCGGCAGCATGTTCGTTTACAAAGTCCTGCAATGCCTTTGAGGCTGCATCCGCTTCTTCCTGCGTATCGGCATATACTTTAAAATTTATTTCAAATCCTTTCATAGTGCATTTGTTTTAATTACAACGGAGGCAGAGGCGGTGATACTGGAGCGGCACCCGAAGGCGGCATTCCACCTCCTTTTTTCAGGCTTTTCAAGAACTCTATGCCTTGCATGATATCGTTCTGATTTTCTTTCACCCAGCCGAATATCGTTCCGGCGGTATCCCTCACCTGTTGCATGGTTGTGGGAGGAACAACATCAAACGTAGGCAGTTCTTCCATGTCCTTAGCGAGAAAATCATACAGCTTCTCCGCTTCCTCTACGTTTCCTTTGGCTATCATCAGAGTTTGCATTTTCAGTGCAACCTTACTGGTAGGCTTTATCATTTTCAGCATTTCCATATTGTATTTTTTCTTTCTCCAAAACATAAGTAGCAATGTTTTTTGTAAAAAGGGAAAGGCTTAGTGTGCCCTTCCCCGATACCGAAATGCAATTAGCCGTTGCAAGGACATCCGCAAGGCTGCGGTGCGCTGTACAATGCTACGGGCTGCGGACACATCTGTGAGCGACCTGTCAAACGGTCAGCCACGATCTGTGCTTCTGCCTGTGCGTATGCGCTTGCTCCTGCTCCCGCCAAAGCGTTAGCCGTAGCGCCTGTCTGAACATTTACGTAGTCAATCATGCGAGGTTGCTGATTTACACGTTCTGCGCGTTCTGCAATAGCCAGTTGAGCCAGTCGGTCAATGTCTCTTTGGTTAGCTTTGCTTCCCTGTGCGGCATAAACGCCACCGAAAATCCAAGCTCCGATGCCAGTCAACAAGGCTGCACTGCCGATAGTAATAGCTGCAATTGATGTTCCGCTGGGTCTCTTTGCTGTTTTTTCAGCCACCATGAAGTGCTCGTAGGAACTCATGTCGGTTCCGTCGGACATGGCTTTCATTGCCATTAAATCTTCTGCTGTCATAGTCATAAAATATTTATTGTTTCAAGGCAGCCCGATGTAGGCTGCATGACAAAGGACGACAGAATCAATGTGCTATTATAGAAGAAACGAGCGGGTTATGGGCAAGTTCGGAGCTAATTTCGTGCAGGCAGTTTTTTACGCTCCACTTGTTTATTTTTACATCGAAATGGTTTCGTATCCTGTTTACCGACTGACGGGGTATCTTAGTTTGACGGGATATTTCCTCGTCCGTTAAAAACTGCGATAGGAAGTACACCAAAAGATAGCGCGCGTCTACGCATTCTTCTTTTTTACTGTCTATCAGTTCCAATTCTCCAACCCCTGTATGCCTGCATACCGTAGACATCATAATCTGATACAAATCTCCTGTTTTCATATTATTCTGCTTTAAAACATGTAATTATTAAAAACAAAAATCACAACCCGGCGTTATTAAACTCGAAAGCCTCGTAACAACTCGGATTGTGATTGTTGTCTCTTGTGTTCGTTTCGCAGACAGAGGACAAGAGATAGGGGCTTTCTTTCTACTCTAAGCCCCGAAAGAGCGTCAGCTAAAGCCAACTTCTACACTTATTTCTTTTTTATCCTTATGGCAAGCCAAATAACGGCCAATGCGACACATGCAATGTTTAGCATCATGCTCGCACCTCCGTAATTGATTTTAAACCGTTCCCACCATGATAGTTTTCTTTCCACAGGATAAGGCTTTGGCACTTCAATTCTTCTTATCTTTTCAATGAAGTAAGGTATTTTGACCGTCACCGTAGATTGGGGATAGATGCCTAATGAGTGGTTCAATATCCCCTTATTCCAAGACGCATAACTATAAGCATACGGGTTATGCAGGAATGACACAGTATCGCGGGTAGACACGCTGTCTTTGTAAGGTATCAGCTTCTCCTGAAACGTTGTATCGTGGTAGACTATACTGTCAAGCACTTTTGTTTCAATAGGCACATAGACCGTCCTCGTTCGACACGAAGCAAACACGAACACCAGCAGCATAGCCAGCAATCCAACAGACGCCCAAAACAATAGATTTCTTAGTTCTTTCATGACAAATAGTTTATAAGTTACGAAATAGAGGAATCTTCATTTTTCCACTCCCTGCTATTCAGGATGCTACCAAGTTCTCTACTGTTATGTTCGTAAACCGTTAGTTTATCCTCGTCAGTCAACACAGGATGCACAAAGTCATAATGAAGAATAACCTTACTTCCGTTCACACTCTTACGCGCATGCTCAGGTACTACTATTCCCTTTTGCAAGCACCATTCTACTGTTACAATTACATATTTCATCCGTTTAATCTTTTAGTCCAAATTTCATTTAACTTTATCTTCTCTTGCTCTATTTCATCAGGAGTGAGAGATTTATCGTAGAGGGCGAAGTAATAGATAGCACCATACAGATAACGATTATCATTCTTCCTGGTATTCCCTAAATATAATATATCAGTATCTGTTCCTGTTCCTTTTGTTATATTAGTTCCATTATAGGATGTACTCGTCTGATATGATATCGAATCAGATTTTTCTACTAATATTGAAGATAAAGTACCAAACGAACGGCATTGATCATTTGTACTATTTTTAAGAAGTTCAAAAATGAAAGCACCAGTATCATAAGATAAACTCTTAGAAGCTACTACTGTTTCATTATCATTTTGTTTATCCCAAATCTGTCTCCTGCATATCACTGTATAATCCGTTTGCATCAGCATATTGTCACATATAGCATAATCATCTACACCATCGAATACAAGAGAACCTGCGTTGTCGGGAAGAAATTCAACAGTTATAGTAGCTCCTATACAATTTGCGGTAGAAATACTTGTATTTCCATTTGTATCATAGGTGTAGCTTCCTTCATAAACACCATCTTCTGTTATATTAGTTATATAGTTACCGATATTAACTTTACCTCCTTCAGGTATCCCAGCAGCCCTAACCTTCACAATATTACCTACGGCACTAAATCTTGCTCCTCCTTCTACATATTGTAAAATTGAATTGTTGCTTTCAGTGATATTTACAAAAGTATAAGTTAAATAATCTACATCTATTCTTTCACAACGGTTCGTATTTACCCACGTTATTTTATTTACAGAATACTTTCCAAACCCACTACTTCCAGCAAACGCAAAGTTCTTCAGCACAAGTTCATGCCCCTTGTAACCCTTTATCGAAGCAGGAGGATTATCATTGCTGTATCCTGACATAAACCAAGCGTCAACAAGAGACTTGTGAAACAAACTCCCCGAACCCTTAGCGCTTGCAGAACCGACACCCGGCAGACGTATGGTGTCAATGCCGATGCTCTGAATTGCGACTTTGTTTAGTTCGATATTATTCATTGCCCTATTTTTTTAGCTTCCAACACTTCCGTAAACGATTCAACCGACACATTAACCCCTGCCGGGACATCTACATTGAAAATCAAGTTGGCACTACCGTTGTACGGGCCATAGCCGCCTACGTAGATTGCATCCATGCCGTCAATGTTGGCATAGATATTTAGCGCACCTGCTTCTTGTCTCTTCACCTGTATGGTAACAGGCCCTTCGGATACGAAAGATGCTACGTACTTGTTTTCCTCGTTTTTGCTGAATGATAAATCTGTTGCTGCCATAATGCTTTTATTTAATTGTTAATAATTATCCTTTGAAATACACGACTTTACCCTTTGTCCCGTCATTACGCATGTCAAGATGCACCCAAGTAACATCCTGCTCCAGCCTGACAGGATACGGAAGAAGTATTTGGTTTTCCTTAATCCAGTTGCGCACCTCAAGAGCCGTCATGCCCTTTACATCGAAATCAACGCCCGTACCTTGCATGTGTGCCGATACGTACACTTTTTCAAGCCTTGTCTTTTCTGCAACAAGCTGGCAGACATTGCATCTAAAACCTCGCTGTGTCAGATTACCGCCTACCTGCCAATTATTCACATAGATAGGCTTGCCGAGTTTCTCCCTGATAACAAGCAGTGTTTCCAACAGGCGGTTATCAAAGAACTGCCAAGCGTTATCACCGAACTTCTCGTACACGTGCCGGCATACAAGTTCCTGAATGTCGAAGTAGTCTTTAATATTCATTTCTTTTCCTCCTTATCCTTCGTTATTATCTCGCTAACATCTTCCTTATCAACATTAAAAACCTTTTTGCAGAATACGCCCAAAGCCTTTAATACATTGAAATCATACCCTTTAGGCTTTAATATGTTGCTTATAATAGAACAAAACTCTATAAAGCACACAAATAGACAGGAATATATATCAATGTTCCACTTGTCTCCGGAAGCAATGTTTATCATCACAACCATGCAGACAAAGGCAAAGTAAGTTACCATTTTACCCATAGTACGGCGTATGGCTCCGGAGAAACGTACTTCCTCATTCATTAATAAACTCTTCCTAACTCCAAACGCCAAATCGCAGATAATAACTGCAAATGATACTATCAGCCAAGGTATCATGTGTTCCAATGACCGCACAATAAAGCTGCTTGCTATCATCGCAAATCCACCCGGTATGCTTTGGGTAACAATGTTTTCTTTCATTTTATCGTTATGTTTAAATTTCTTCCTATCTTTGTGCCACGTACAAACTGTAAGCGTAAATTTTATTAATCAGGCAGACTTAAGTATCAAGATTACTGTTCGTATTAAATGGTCTGCCTTGCCCACCTTATTCGTGAGAACATGGCGGGTTTTTTATCCACATACTTTTTCGTTAATCTAATCCATTTCTTTTTCTTGTTTGAAATTATTTCTATATTTGTATCATTCATAGTATCAGAACTAACTACTGCATCCCCGTTTGGCTCGTGAGAGTTGAGCGGGGAGTTCTTGTTACTACCACAAACACACTGGTTAATCCCAAACGGAGCCGGGATTGTCTTTAAATAAGACTTCGTCATCACCCAATGCTTTAGGTTCAACTCCTTCGATTGTTACTCTATACCATGAAGAGGTAGGCCATGAACTGTTTTTCATGTAAGTTATATATTCGTCAACTAATTCAAAGTTGGATGAATTAGCAGGTATTGTTCCTCGTTCCAGTTCAAGGTTATTCCATGATGTTATGTTATTCCATACGGTTCCCTCTGCTCGGTCATCTCTATAATCTATTGACACATTTATTACAGGAGTATATATTGTTTTATCTGTTAGGTTGGTTGCGAACAAGTTCATTACTATTGAACTTTCGCTAACATGAACCTGAGGATGAATAAACAGTTGTCCGGGGTTAATAAGGGTCAATGTACCCGGTAGGCAGGGAAAGAACGCAAAGTACACATCGTTGTCAGAAAATGCTCCTTGCGTGAGTTTGTAATATCCGCCTGAACCGTAATAACGCTTACTACTCATAATGAATATCGTAGTATAATCTCCGCTCTCTTTCAACAATTGGGGCGCAAAAGGCATGCTACTTGGCTGTGAATAATGAATTATACTCGTATGTTCTTCGGACATTGTTTTATCTAAGGTAACAATAGCCACCATTTCACCGCTACTGTTCAAGAATACCAACCCCGGATACCAAGTAGCACACTGATTCCCGTCAATTTCAAGTTCATCAGGTTTAAAGTTTCCGGCTTTAAAAAAAGGAGATACGCTAAACCCAAGCGTCATAAGAGAATTAGCCTCTCCTTCCGTTGAATACTCTTTAGACGGAATCATATAGACAAATGGCGAACTACACGTAGTATCGTATCCTTTAAAATCCGAAAGTCTAAAAGGCTGATATTCTCCACCTCCGGGTAGGATATAAGACCATTTTAGTTTCCCACTGTCGCGCATTGCTTCGTATGCGTATCTCGACACTTCATTACCTTTGCACCAAATAAACTCATATCCGAACTGCCCGTTATCTCCTTTGTACCACGTTGGGAAATTTTCAGTAAAAGGTTTTGAGAAAGCTACAGGTTTAAACTTGTTCCACATATTATGTCTGGCCCTCGTTTGGAAGAATGTTATCACCTCGTTAGTGACATTTCCCCCGGCAGAGTTCAGTACGTCACGTACATTAACGGCAAGGTTGACATCGGTATTAGGTACAATAGCCATATCATACCTCCTTCCGTATAATGGTGATACCACCAGTAACAGCAATAGACATATCACTGTCACCGTCAATCTCGTAGTCTCCATGTACGACCCTGTCCGCTTCATATAGGCTTTCATCTGCATAGCAATTCCAATTAGAGGATTTTACCCCCCCCCACGCAAGTTGTTGATAACCAATAGATTACCAACAACTAACAAATCAACCTTTACCTTTTTCATGACACAACCCCTTTCTGATTACTGAACCATTACTTCTTGGATTTTGATTATATCATCTACCTTGAAGTCATTGCTGGAGATGAATTTACCGAAAGCATCTTCTGATAGTTTTTCATATTCCAATTCATGCTTTCTTTCCGTTTCTTCTTTCAGGCACTCTTCCAACTTCTTGTAGTATTCGTTGAAGAACTTGTTGATTTCCCTACGCTCATTTTCTGCCAAAGTGGTTTTATCGCCATCCTTTTGCCATTGCTGGGCTTTCTTCTGCATCTCCTCGAAGTTTTCCCCCTTTAGTTTTTCCTGCGCGTCTTTCTGAAAATCGTCAAAGTCGGCCGCAATAGGTTTGAGCTTTCTTACTGCCTTAATCACAATGAACTTATCCTTATCTTCCATTTTGGTAAGTTTGCTATCATTAAGGAGCTTATATACCGACAGAACGGTATTCGTTGTCATTTCCTTTTTTGATTTTTTATTTTCGCTCATTTTATTATTCTTTTAATGTTTGTACAATTATAATGAAACAGGCTGTGCAGTAGCTATCTTGGCTTTCGTGTCAGCGATAAAGGTGTTGACGGCCGCGGTGATATTACACTGCTCCTGCTTGTCTCCCACGTTATGGTTGATGCTCAGGTTCTCGTTGCCGTAACTGTTGAAAGTAGCCACCTGTGAGCCGTCTTTCTTCACTGTGCCTGAATTGATGTTACCTACAATACCGTTGTTTATCTCGGCATCCGCCTCAATGTCATAGACCTTAGATTCGTCTACGGAGTTATTCACTCTTACTGTTGCTCTCACTAACTTTTCATAAGCCACTTTTTCAGCAGCGGTTGTTGATGTACTCATAACTTTTGTTTTTTATTGGTTTACTATTCTACTATTTCAATCTCTTCAATCTCAAAGAAGTACGTGTAATATCCTTTGAACTCACAGAACCCTTTTGCACGCTTTTCCTGCATGGTACTATCGTAATCATTTCCTTTCTTGAATGCTTCAATCATTCTTTCAAGAGCATTGTCCGCGTCCTCTGATTTCAAGTAATATTCTCTGTCGTACAGTTCGTCAACACCGATGTCAGGTGCGTGGTATTTGCTTAAAACTAAATACGCTTTCATGCTATTCTACTATTATCATATTGTCATTTGCATCTACTTGCATCGATGCGATTTTCATTTGTGAAAGGCCGATTATTCCCAGTATCTCTATCCCGGTCTCACGCTCTATGCTGTTTCTCACGCCTGATATGTCGGTAATGAGGAACTGCGGAATATCTTTCCCACCAAACCGAACAAGCGTATTGCAGTAATACACATCTTCCATTTCACCGCCAGCACCAACAAGAGAGCCGGGGTATTTGCGTCCTCTCATGATGTCGAACTTCTTTACCTTGTCCTCGGCAATAAGCCCAACACTCGCACCTGTATCGATAAGGAAGAAGCCTTTCTTTCCGTTTACCTCGGCTTCAATGATAAGCCGCTTGTCTGATAATGATTTGAACTGTTTCATGGTCTATTATTAAGTTAATAATACGTCTTAAAACGAACCGCTTGCTGGCGGTGTGTTGCTTATATTCAATGATTTGGTTATCTCATTTCCTGTATATGAAACATACAAATACCAATAGCCATACACATTCGTCTTGGTAGTGGTGTAGAAATTGTTGTTAGTAAATGAGGTAATCGTCTTTGTCTCACCGGGTGCAATTGATATACTGGTTGAGCCGACATTCCATATTGATACATTAGATACATTAGTCATGTTGCTTCCACTAAAGGAACATCTAAGGCCTGAAACACTTGTACTAATATTGCCATTGTTCTTGATTACGATACTGGTTAAATATAGCCTGTATCCGTTGCCATAGTCTGCTCTCGCATAGTTGGCGGTAACCACCAACTGTGCTGCCTGCTTAACTATGGTGACTGTCGAGATAGACATTGTAAGCGGAAGACACTTTACCGTTTGATAACCGTTGCCGTCAGGATTTGGAAGCGAACTCGATTCAATGAGGAACGGCATTAACTTATAGGTTCCATAACAGTTCCTATCATTGATAGTAATAGCAGTCTCATGGTCTCCACCCTCTGTATGGGTATGGACTTTTACCTGTTCGATAGCATAGAACGTTCCGTTATCCCCTTTAAGGATTACTCCGAGATAGCAGTTATCTGCTGACAGAATCAATGTTCCGTACGGGTCTCTATTGTCAAGATAGGATATGTTCAGCCAATTTGGATGTGAACTCTTTCCCCTCAGATTGACATATACCGCTACCCATGTATTGTTTCCGCCCATTGTTAAGTTTGTTTTGCTGGACGGATATATAGGTGCGTCCGCAGTTCCGTCATAGCCCCTGAAATCATCTAACCTGTAAGGTGAGGAAGCGCCACCAGTTGGCCTATCATATGTGTAGTACGCTGAAAGCTCCGCACTTGTCCTGTCGATGAATGCCTTGCAAGCACCGAACTCGGTTTGCCATGGTATGTTTCCGATGCCATAGTTCTTAGTCGCCCTCTCTGCATCCGTTAAGTCGAAGTTTTTTGCGTAATTTATAGGCTTATACTTCGCCCATATCCTAATATTAGCAGTATCTGTAAAGAACGTTAAGCAGTCATTGGAAACACTCCCTCCGTTTGCATTAAGCGTATCGCGTATATCCTCTGTTTTAAGGTTTGTACTCGGTAATATATTATACACTGCCATTATGCTGCCCTCCTTTCCAGTTCGATAATACGGTTCATCATTTCTTTATTGCTATCTTTCAACTCCTTGTTCTCTCTTTCAAGGAATTCTATTCTCGTTTCGTGGTTATTGAAATCCTCTATCAAAAATCTTTGGAAATGCTTTGCGATAGACAGTACGCATGTAGTTGCAAGCACATCATAACTCATTGTGAAGAAGCCCTCATTGTCTGTGTCTGTCACCTGTGGAAGAAACACGTTCCAATACTGGGCGCTCGTTCCTGCTCTGACCTTGCCTTTTTCGTCTGTCTTGAAAGTGTAGTCGAAAAGGTCAGCATTTGCCATTACATCAAGAGGTACGATGATGCTGTTCAGGACGTTCTTCTTTCTTAAGTCGGAGTACATGGTTATTCCGCCAGTGGCAAGGAAATTTCCGGATTGGTCTATTGACGCTGCAATAGCGCCATTATTTCCGGTAGTTATAAATGCGATACTCGAATTTGTTGCGACCAAACGAAGATACATGCCGCTTCTTAAAGATGACAGAGTTAAATCACCGTTTGTGTAGTTGCCAAGCCCACCTACATCATTCCCGTATATTCTACACCTATAATTATTTGCAAGAATATCTCCGATGCATGTTACTCGACTGTTACTTATTTGTAGCCATTGGGCAGCTGCTTTTCTGTTCGTATTGACAGTCCCTAACCATATCTCACTATTTGTATTAAAGCCTATTCCAAGAGGAATAGTACCTGCTCGAACAATCGAATAGCAGCAATAGTTATCATTATTAGGAGCGCATGCGTTATAAGCAGCGCTGTATGAATCATCAGCATAGTGATCAATACCTGCTGAGTACAAGTCAGACCTGATCCAATTTCCCGAAGTTATTTTACCCGAACAATACGTATCTCCATTTACATGAAGCTTATAACTTGGCGCTGTAGTGCCTATGCCGACGTTGCCGCCACCCATACAGCAAATTAAGTTATTAGATGAAGCATGCTGCAAACGCAGCTGATCGTTATAATTATTTATCTCACTACCTCTTCCGTCATCATTTCCGTTGTTATCTGTCTCAATGCAGATACCATTAAACTTAGCTCCTCCTGTTACATTGTTTGTGCCGTCAAAAGGCTTACTGAATATATAGCGAGGGGTTTGCAGCTTGGTGGCGGACGCTACATTGTCTCTAAGTGTAGCGAGAGTCCCACTTGAGGTAGGTAGGTGTAATGTATTTTGATAATCTCCTTGTGTCATTATTCTGCAAGAAAAGTCACTACTCATGCCTTGCTCTTCATGGAAATCTATATACTTTCCTATTTCCAATACGCCGTCTCCTCCGATGTAACATATTGAATTCCATTGCCCTTGATGCAGATGTTTACCGTCCAACAAATCCGCATCCAGCCCCGAACCTGAACCATCGTTGCCGGCATCCCATATCTTATGACCAAGCCTTGTTAATGTGCCGTCTTTCGCAACATTAAACAAAGCCCCAAGACTTACATTATCCTCATTTAGCACTCTGAATACAGAACCATTATCACCTGAGCCGAATGCTGTAACACAATCATTTGTTATGGCTAATCCTCCAATGTCACTGGGCGCGTCATATCCGTTAGTCTGTATGTATAGAGCCTTAGTGTTGTTAGCAGCACTAATATCGTGCATAACAATACCACTAATAGTCGCATCTCTATAACCTATGATATAGGCTGCACCTGAATTAGCAGCAGACCTACCATAAACATCAGAATCATTTGACATTAGCAATGTTCCCGTCATCGTATCCCCTGCCTTGTTGACGTAGCGGTTATCTGTATAATGAAGATAGTTAACTTCATCAAGAAGCATTCGCCAGCTTTTCTTATCATCATTCCATCCTGATCTAAATTGTATGCCATTATTGCCATCGTTTGGATCTGATGATGTATGGGTAGAATACAATTCAAGCCTTGAATAACTTGAATTAAACGATGTTACTTGTCCATAAGAGTATATTTTATGTGCAATTCCATCAGGATAAGCATTAATATAAGTACCAGTGCCAAATCCTATCCACCCTGTGTTTCTGCCATCTTCATACGTATCTCCGATATGTCTGAAATATCTGCTATCCGCATCCGTTTTCGTATAAGCATCCGTAATCCCATATCCCCCCAGCGTAGTAGGATGAGAGGACAACTCACTGAACGAATAACTCGGCTTGTTCGGCTGCTTGGCCCAAGAATATACGTCACTTGCTGGCAATGTGGTTGGGTAATTCGGCAATGTAATAAGCTTCGTGGTTTCATCAGGAGAATAGGTTGTTCCGTTAAGGATAATCCCGTCTACCGATCCACCTCCAACACCGCCTATTACACTTAATACATCACCCTCTTTGGATAATGTGGTATTGTCAATCGGAAGCGCATCAAGAATGGTGGATGCCGTATGACTGCCTTGTGCAAACATGGTAAGACTACCTGTCAAAATCAAATCACCGTCTAACTCAACCACTCCGTCAGAATGCTTCTTCACAAGTATATCACCGATATTCAAGCCGTTTATGAACGACTTGACACCTGTAATGTCCTGTGCACCCGATTTGGTTACGTAATCGGTTAACAGTCCGGATATGTCGTTTTTGGTGTAGGCGTCTGTGATGCCATAGCCTGCAATGGTGGTAGGCTTGTTCTGTATCTCGCTGAAATTATAGGTCGGTTTGGTGGCGCCTATCCATGAGGGTTTGTCCGAAACATTCTCCCAATTGGTAGGGAACACTGACGGTTTACCGCCAATTTCATCCCATGAGTAAGAGGGCTTTGTGCTACCTATCCAGCTGGGTTTTCCTGATATGTTACCCCATTCAAGCGAAGTCGGATAATTAGGCAAGGTGATTATTCCGTCCTCATTAGGAGTGTAAGTATCACCGTTAACCACTATACCATTGGCAGTACCCTTTCCACCTGTTGAGACAAGCTTTCCGTCAACCCACTGTATTGTCACACCGTCTATTGGGAGACCTTCGTAGATTGAAGGTACTTGAACGTCTGCACCTGCGTACATGGTTACTCCGTAGGCGGTAATCAACGGTTTGGTTAAGAACAAGTATTCCTTTCCGTTATCGTCAACCCTCTCTTCAAGGTTTCTGTCCCAAACGACTTTGTCAAGCTTCTTTCTATATTGTTTGCTTAGTTCGCTTTGTGATGAAAACTTATTATTTACAGATGTTTCAATCTCGCTAATCTGTCCTTGTATTCTTTCAAGGGTGCTTGCGCTTGGCTCATTATTCAGGGTTACTTCAAATGTCGGTATTAACCCTTCTCCCTCTTTTATAGAGAGAGACTGTATTATCACGTTCTCATGGTCTATCCCCATTTCGGGATCATTCACAGTAAGCCGCTTACCTTCCATTATTTCATTATAGAAGTTAGCGTTTCTTGCCATGAAAATCTCGTCAACGCCTATATTGTAAGAGTAGTTTGTGCTGCTGTATTTGGCAAGATACTCTTTAGCCCTTTCCAATAACCTGTTTTCGGCAGCACGAATATATTCTTGTGGCATAAGTATGTTCAGAAGAACAAACTTGTCCCCGGCTTTCATGTTCCAGTCCTTGTTAGGAACTGTGAAATTATCTGTATCCGCTTCTTCGAGGGTGTTTCTTCCGAGCGTAAGGGTGTAGCTGCCATCCGAAGCCTTGACTATTTTAGTAATAGTAAAGGCGTACCCCTGCAATGCACCGCTTTTCATGGAAAGCTGCGCTTCGTCAGTGGTAAGGCTTTCGTTTAAGTCAAATCCCAAGTCATAAAGCTGTACCGTAAAAGTGGGTTGCGTTTCACTTGTTATTGCGTCAACACTCTTTATCTCGTCAATAGCCTGTCCAGCAGAGTTCTTCATCCCCGTAATAGAGGGATAAATATCGTCATAGGTTATCACGCCTTCGCGAATCCCGTATTTGGCGATAGCCTCGTTTGACGCCAGCACAAAGTCGGTAACTCCGTCAGTCTTAAAACTTGGCAGCATAAGACGAAGAGGAGATAAGGCGTAGTTGGCAGGGAGAATACTGTCAGTCCATTCAGGCTTTTTCGGATAACTGTAATCAAGGTTTCTTGTGCCACCATAGGCTCGTAACTTAGTTACAATCCCTGTGTCCGCATCAGATATTCGTTCAATCTCATATAACCCCTTACCTTTGCCGTATTCAAAAACATTATTCACTACCGGTTCCGCACCGCCAATGGTAACGTTTCTTCCTTTTACGAAATAATTCAGCTTGTATTCTGTGTTTACAAGAGAAAGAGCGCTCCAGCAGTTTTGGTTACTCATGGAGATGTTCTTTTCCTCGCTGTCTACGCCATCTGCAAGGGTTATGCTCCATACACCTTTCCCGTACATGGCGTCCAAACACGCTTGTATCCTTTCTGCAAGATACTTGACCGTTCCGGTAAACTCAACAACTAAAGGAGTAGGGTAGACTATTCCGTTGTCGCTGGGAACAATATTACGCATCATGCACCTTTCAAGTTCGTATTTCAGAGAAACGAAATTAAGGTCATAACTGTATTGATGCTTTGATATTTTCTTTACCGTAGGAAGAAGCTCCAGTTCAAACCGTTCTCCTCTATAATCTATGTAATCAAATACGTCAAAGTTGATTTTGACATCAGATATAAAAGTTGATGTGCACGCGCGTTCCGCCATGAAAACCCCGGTGTACTCCAGCTTATCCAGTACACATCTGACTGTTTGTCCGTCCTTGCTATATACCGTAAACCGTCCCATTAGATCGAAAGTGTTATTTGGGTTTGAGGGTCAGTAACCCGGAATGTAACACTGAACGTCAACACATCTCCCTCGTCAGTCTTGCGAACGAAAAGAACCGGTTCTACAGATTTGTAGTAGACGCCCTGCCTGCCTATCTTGGTGTAGGTATCGTAAACCTTAAGCTCTGCACCGGAATTGTCTTTGCCGGAAAGGTAATCCAAAAAGCCAATCACCTTTTCATTAGCTGTATCCATTTCTCCCTTGTATGCAAATTCCACGTCAAGATCGTAGGCTTGCATGTAAAGTCTATCAGGGATAAACGTATCCTCTCCGTCCTCGTCTTTCCAGTCTCTCTTCGGCAATTCTTTAGTTTCTCCGTAAACAGCAAACGGAAAGTCCTTGCACACAACTCCCCATTGGGACTTTGTATCAATAACAGGACTTCCCGGCTTACTCTTTTGAAAATAGATACTGTAAAGCTTTGCCATGTGTTATCTTGAGTTTGTGTTGTAAAAAAAACAAAAAGAGCCAACTAACGGGAATACCGTTAATCAGCTCTTTGGCTTGTTCAATGTTGATGCAAATATATAGAATATATTCTAAATAATCAATACAAAAACATAGAAAATAGATGATTTTTATCGTTTCTGCTTATGATTAATAGCCAATACTATCCGGCCATATAAATTTCATTTGCCCGGAGTAACTATTTTCATGTATGGATTTATTATGCGTTTCCCTTTCAGCGTCTTTTCAAGCTCATCTATTCTTTCGTGTGCCATCTGTAAATCTTCGGACAGGCGCAATAATTGTCTCGCAAGGGAAACATTCTCTTTCTGCAATTCGTATATTTTTTCTTCCATGATGAAATATTTGTTTAGATATTAATAATAGGGTATAGTTATGGCTATCGGGCATTTGAACCGACTGCTAATTTATTAAATAGCGCGATTAGTATTTCCTCATGCAGCTTACGAATAAGGCTATAATAGATATAATAATACCTATGACGGAAAGTATTAAATTCCAATTAACAGGATTATGCAAGTTTGGATTAACGGCAAGGTAATGCTTTCCCTCTTCGGTGAGTTTGACACTCCACACTTGACCGCCAACCAAATAAGAAGCCTTTACCAACCCTTTTCTTTCAATGGAGCGAACAGATGCGGCAAATACATGCTTCGGATATGTAACAGGACATTCTCCGCCAAATTCCGAAACAATCCTAAATGCTTGCTTTTCCTCCTTTGTAAGTCTTATTCGCTCCATAACCTGCTCGTTTTCTGCAAATTTACTAAATACTACGCAAATATGTGTTGTTGCGCTATACTATTTTATAGGTGAAATCTTTTTGTCAGAAGGTTTCCCACCGAACAACTGATTGATATAAGCAAGTCCTTTGGGCTTACAAAGTACCTTTTGATATAATATGTCGGGGCGGCTGTCTCTGTGTATAGGCGGTAACAGCGTCATTTCAAAATACCCGGCGTCAATGTACTTTTGCTTCGGTTCGTTCCTGTCTTTAAAGAATACGCCCACTTCCTTTAACTTTTTGAAAAGGGTGTTTCTCCCGAAACCGAGGTTGAGAATCTTTGCGGCTTGGCCTATGTCTACTTTGCCCTCTGCTTTGAAAGCGGCTTCGGCAAAGTCGGCTTTGGGTTTTAGTTTGGCGTTCTTCTCTTCAAGCTGCTTCTTTTCTTGTTCTAATCTCGCCTTTTCCTCACGCTCATTTTTTAACTGTGTGGCAAGGCTGATAACAAGATCAGGGTTGTTTATCATCTGCTCCAAAGTTGGCTGCGTGGCGGTCATGCCGTATTGGAGAAGCTCTTTGATGCGGTCATTGCACCATAAATAAAAGTCAGGAGAAAGCCATTGAGCGAAGATTAATGCCAAATCCTCATGTAACCATGTACCTTGATTGTTACCTCCTTGATTTACAGTAACTAAACCCGTTGCGGGAATTCCCGTTTTGGCTGATAATGAGCTAATTAACTCATTTGTCTGTTTTGTTGACAAAAAGTCATTACAGCGTTTTCCAAACGGTTTGGCCATTTCGGTGGCGTTCACCATTACACTATCGCCTTTCTGAAAGGTAATAGGACTTCCATTGTATTGGAAGATTTGATTTTCATTCAAGTGTCGCATAAACAATGAAAATTAAAAGTTAATAATATAAGAAGAAAGCAGAGGCTTTCTCCAAGTTGCGACACTTCCATATTGGCTTTGGGGCGAAATATGTACGGAGAAACCTCTGCTTATATTTTGGGCAGTAGTTCAATATAGGGCATAAAAAATCCCCAATCCAAATATGTATATAAAAGTGTCGCACTGCAAAGATAGATATAATCTTTGAAAGCGCAAACTTCTTATTAGAAAATCAATTTCTTTCATGTATTTTCTATGTTTTCGCGCAAATATATAGAAAATAGGTGATTTTCTCAAGCGATGCGGATAATAAAAGGGTGGATGTGTTTTATAACATACTGTATATTACAACAACGTGGGTTAATTATGACGACCTTTGTATTATTATATACATATAAAACATACTAATATGAAAAAAATTTTATTATTAGTACTTATGCTGCCTGTTTTTACATATGCTCAAAAAAAAGCATATAATAATACAGCTGCTATAAGTACAGTAACTGGTATAGTGACATATAAAGTAAATGACTATGTTGGTAACAAAGTAGATGTTGGAGCTATTGTAACATTTATCCCCAAGTGTGTATTGGATTCAATAGCTCCTAATATGAAGAAAGAAGTAAAAAGATTGTATGATGGCATATATTCAATATCTGTATATAATGCTTTTTGGAACGCATCTTCGGATAAGGATTTGGCGTATAGAGTCGCGAAAGGACATTGTCAGGAAATAGGCATGGAATATCTAAGCCAATCTGAAACATTAGATGTTGCTGTCGAATTAATGGAAAAAAATACTATTATAAATGATTCTGATATAGAAAGGTATGAAACCTTGATAGATGCAAATGGAAGTTATACCTTAAAAGTTCCAAATGGAGAATATTATGTTATATTTCAATCCAATAATAAAAAAGTTGATTTTATAATGCTTCGGGATGGAATTATAGACATAGAAGAAATTACTCTTTTGCCAAATAGAATAAAGCGTTTAAGTCATAATTTTGAGGTAGAAGTATTTAAAAGGAGATAGTGTTTGTGGAATATGGCGGAGAAGCCCCTATTAGAGCTCCGGCATAGACCTTAACATTATGAAATAAACCCTTGACGGGGTAAAAAACATGTAACGGTCAAGACTTGTATTTAATATTACATCAGGTCAAGCGGAGGAAACTCCGCTTGATTTGTTTGTGAGAGAAAGTTATTCTGTATTAATAAGTAATCTATTAAAAACTAAACATTTAGATTGGTGCCACTTCGTTGTATGCTATTAAACATGTATAAAAAAATAAGTGATTTATTGCAATATAAACTTTAGTCGCTATATTTGCATCATAATTACGCTCATGGCTACGCATACCCGAAAGCAGCTTCTTGCCGCTTATCCTTAAATAATGGGTATGCCGACCCCTGGGCATTTTTTATAAATAACCATAATGAAAAAAGACAACAACTTCCCACCTGTAAAGGTTGCCATATTGGTAGATGGCGGTTTTTTTATAAAAAGATTTAATTATCTTTATAATAGCGAAAAGAAGATGAGCGGTTCAGAAGTAGCGGAGAGGCTATACACAATGTGCATGAAGCATGTGGGAGACCGTAATACACTTTATAGGATATTCTACTACGATTGCTATCCATTGGATAAAAAGGCGCATAATCCGGTATCTAAGAAAGCGATAGATTTCAGTAAGACGGAAGAATTCAAGTTTAAGAACGAGTTGATAAGTGCACTTAAACAGAAAAGGAAAGTAGCCATACGGATGGGGGAGTTAAAAGACAATCATAATTGGCAGATACGTTCTTCCAAAGTGAAAGATTTGTTGAATGGCAAAACAAAAATTGAAGATTTGTCAGATTCCGATGTGTTTTTGGATATTAAACAAAAAGGAATAGATATGAAAATTGGGATTGATATAGCTTCGTTAGCTTTAAAAAGGTTTGTTGATACTATTGTTCTTTTCTCGGGGGATTCTGATTTTGTCCCGGCTTCAAAACTTGCAAGGAGAGAAGGTATAGATTTTGTATTAGACCCCATGAAAGCGAATGTAGAGCCTCAATTATTTGAGCATATAGACGGAATATATAATGCGACACCTTATAGAGATAGGACGAAAAAGAAAAAATAATAATAGGAGGATATATGGATTTTTTAAGCTTAGTATATACAATAGGAACCATTATCACAAGTGGCATACTTATATGGTTTAAAACCAAATCCGGAAAGAAGTGGTTAAGAGAACTGTAATTATGGAAGGTTTGTTAATCGTTTTGGGAGGTTCTGGAGCTTTAGCCTTTTTATTTGCTCTTTGGCTGAATACTCGAAAAGGCAAGAAGTGGCTTGCAAGCTTATAAATTGACTATTATTTAGATAAAACAATAAAGCCAGACACTACATCTGGCTTTTTCTTTGCAATACATCTCCCTCGGTTTCTACTACACAGTCCTCTCCATGAATATATACATATACAGAGGCTATTCCTCTTTGAATTACGTTTACCTTTGCCCGGTCATACACATTAATGAATATCTTGCAATACTGAGAACAGTCAATAGTCACTTCGCTATCATGACGGACATACAAATCACATATAGAGAAACCGTCAAATAGGAGAGTACCTTTACAGCTTCCGTTCAGTACGGCTGTGTGGCTCATATTTCGCTTTTGTACATCTTCATCAACAAAAATGTTGTTTCTGTGAAGAATATCCCTATCGAAGTTTTCCTTTATGAAAGTATTGGTAGGATACCCTTTGTCTATACAGAAATCAATCCCATGCAAATACTTGTCAATTAACGCTTGTTGATCGGGAGAACCCCATTGTTCCGTCCATTCCGTACATAATCCCAGCGATACCGCTTGGTTGAGTAATGTTCTGCTTAAATCCTTGTCGTTCATAATTTTATATATTAATCTTTCGTTTTCCTTTGTCTATAACCATACCCACTAATCCCATAAACTCCTTTAACACAGCCAAGTTGGCTTCTGTGTTTTGAGCACTTCTTAGCGTATTGTTAGCTATCGCTCTTAATTGCGTTAGTTGCTGTTCTGCGAGAATATTGTACTTTGGGAAAATTTCATTTCCTAATTTTTCAAGAAGAGCACGTTTTACACTTACATCCTGTCGGATGCTATTGAGATAGGAGTTGGTTCTGTTCATAGTGTCCTCACTGGCTTGGATGCCCGTTTTTGACATTCCGGATGTGGAAGATTCCCCGGTAGCTGTAAGCGCTCCTCCGGTAGCTTTATCAAAGGCTTCAAGGAAAGATTGCGAGGCATCTATCATGGCTTTCCCCTCATTGTCGAAAAAGTCTTTTATAGCCCCTGCTGCAACAGCGCCATTGTCTTGAATATCTGTAAACTCCTTAAACAGGCCTTTTTCTCCGAAAAGTTTATCCTGTAACTTTTCAAACATGGGCTGTATTACCAAGTTCTTTAATATGTTGTTGGCAACGCTTCGCATGATGTTGTTCACTACGTTGTCAAAAGCCTGCGCTGCATCTTCTCCGTTAGCAAAGGCTTCCGTTAGCGCATCGCTTATCTGACTTGCCCAATCCTGAAAATCTATTCCGTACAAATCTTTGGTAAGATCTTCCACGAAATAGGCGATTTGCTCGTTCAGTTCCGCAAGCTGGTTCTTATAGTCTTGTATCTTTCCTGCATCGGATTTCTTTTTCCCTTCTTCGTTTCTTAATTGTCCCTCTATCTCTGCACGTTGAGAAACAAGTCCCACGTATTGGGCCTGATATTGTTTAAGGACGCTGTTATCAAGTTCCTTTCCTACGCCAACCTTTTCCAATGCTTCCAGCGCTTCCTTGTCTACACCTATTTTAAAGTTTAATCCCGTAAAACGCTGCAACCCGGCGGGGAGGCTCTCCATTGATTTTATCCGTTTTTTTAATTCTTCCACATAGTCCAAACCCTCGTCCTTTAATACTCGGAATTGCATTTTATAGCTTTCGGTAAGCGAACTCCCGGCGCGTTTAACTTGTTCTTCCAACTGTTCATATAGCAATATGGCACGTTCTATACTTTCGTCTCCACCAAGCGACCTGTCTATGGATTTTCCTAATTGATCGTAGGCGGATTTTAACTCCTCAACTCTTTGTTTGCTACGCTGGATACTTCTTTCAAGTCTTTTGTCATGTAGTTGCGCAATGCCGGAAATAAGGCTTAACGCTGCACCTGCTGCTGCTCCCCAAGGACCTGCTGATGCCCCGAATAAAGAAGTCGCCATTCCCATGCCTTGCGATGCTCCTTGCATCCCTCCTCCCAAAATTCCAGCAGCATCTGAAAGGCCTGTTCCCAGTCCAAGATTTTCAAACACTCCTCCTAAGAAATCCGCAGCTCCTGCAAGCGCATCAAACTTACCGATTACGCCTTGTATGGCCTTTGACTGGTCGGAATAAGCCGAATTTAAATCGTTCTCCGCTGCGTCTATTTCTGCCTTAGAAGCTCCGCTGCTCTTCAATGCTTCCAGCCTGTTTTTAGCCTCCTTAATGCTGCTAAAAGAGGCCTCCAACGCCTTGAACGGACTTCGTTCTGCAAATTCTCCACGAAGCTTACGCAACGCCTCTACCAATTCTTTGGTATCTTCGATTGATAATCCTTGCTTTTGGGAAAATTCCTCTACCTTAGAAATCATGTCGTCTAACGTAGATGTAGATACCCGGTCAAGGTCATCAAAGATACGCACCCAGTCACTGCTTTCCTTGAATTGATCGAATAACACAGACGATGTATCTTCTTGTGCCCGCTTGTTTACTTCTTTTATTAGTTTGTCGGCCTCTTTACCGCCTATACTTTCCCTGTTTTTCTCTATATCTGCAATGCTCTTTTGACGGTTACGTTCAATATCTTCTATCTTTTGGGAATAGTCTTTATAATCTTCTATCATGCCTAAAAGATTATCAAGGCTTTCCGACCGCATTTTCTTGCCCTCCTCGCTTATTGCTTGATACAACTTTAAAATAGTTCCTTCTCCGAATTGCTTCTTTACATCATCCTCTTTCATGGCAAGGATATCGGTAATGGAAAACCTGCTTCCTGTCTTTTTTAGGACATCTCCAAGCTGATTGCGCAGATCGTCAACAATGCTTTCAAATGATATGTTTTCACCGAAAGCAATGTTCATGGAAAGTGCTTTGTTCCCGGTTGTCTCAAATAGCTTTTTATACAAGTCCCATTTCTCTCCGGCTTGAGAGACATATTTCTCTATTTCCTTTAAGGCGTTATCGGCTTCTTTTTTTGCGTTTTCAATCTGCTCTTTGTCTATCTTAACGCCAAGAGAAACATATAAATCTTTTTGCTTCTCCTTGCTTTGATCCAGCTGGCTTTGGATATACTTGTACGCCTTACTTGGATCGCTCAAGTCTAAATTTACCCCCTTGCTATCAAATACGGGTGCAAATTCAGGTATATTCTTTACTCTTTGGGATGCCGATTCTTCCCCCTCTATTTTTCTCCATTTCTCGTAGCTGGAAATAGCTTTTTCTATGAGGTCGGCACGATTCTTCCATTGCTCGGCAATAGGGTCTTTTTCACTTCCGGATGATTTGCCTAATACACCAAGAGTATCCATTATCTTTTTTGACACATCAAATACTTTTTGTGCATTACGTATAGTGACTTCGGAATACGGATTCCCCTTTTTGAAACTATTTAAGACCTTATCTGCGTTTTCTCTTTCCTCTTTTACTCGCTTGGCGTATTCTTCATATGCTTCATCATCTTTAGGTATAAGACTATTTATACCCTCCGACATACTTTTCGCCACAGTAAACCATGAGGATTTAGTATTTTCTTCTACTTCATTGGTAATAGACAATATGGTTGAAAAATCCTCTTTTGCTTCTTTTACAAGTGAACGGGCTATTTCTAATTGGGCTTTTGCATCTTTAAGCATTTGGGTATTCATGATGTGCCCGTCGCTTGCCACAGAATAAAGTTCTGCATCTTTAACTCCTCTTTCTGCATCAATTAGTCCCTGGTAAGCTCTTTCTAAATTTATTCTTGATGTTTCTCGCGCAGTAGTTCTTGCTGCTCTATTAGACATATTTAATAGCTCAATTTGCCCTTTTAGCAAAGATTGCTCATAAGACATATTTTTAAAAATAGAAGGATATATCCCTTGAAGCTTTTCATAAGCCATCCGTCTCTCATCCACAGCTTTGGATGTATCAAACATTGTGGATATATAACTGTTGGCTTTGTTTTTTGCTTCTGATATTTTTTCGTTTTGTTCTTGGACTTGAACATTAAATTCACGTATTGTTTCTGCGGCACTTTTAGTCTTTTCTCTTAAAGTGAAATATAGTCCAGTAAATGCACCCAGGGCAGTGATTAATATCATCCAAGGATTGGCTGCTGTAACTGCATTTAATATACCTTGTGCTACTGCTTGAGATTTTGTTACAGCAGTCAGTCCTTGCATCGCTCTGGTCATATTTATTATATTGGTAAGCGTGTTTATTGTAATTGTAGCTTTATGAGCCGCATTTACTGCTATAACTGCTGTTTTATAAAAGCCATAAGCTCCTACAAGAGAGCTAAGGATAGCTGCTACCGCCTTCCAATGTTTCATCAGCTTGGTAAGTATTTCCAAACTATCTGAAAGGACACCGCTATTTCCCTCTGCAATGTCAGCCATCATTACATCCCAAGCATCTTGCAAGTTACTCCATTTACCCGCAAGACTTTCCGCAAGGGCTTCCTGCATATTGTAGAATTTCCCGCCTTCATTGGTTAACTCCCAAAGGACATCTTTCACCATACCAAAGCTGACTTCTTTTCGGCTGATCTTATCGAATACATCTCCGGCAGAGGTTGCTTCTCCTGTCAATTTGGTAAACTTCTTCGCCAGCTCATCAACTAACGGAATGCCTGCCTCTGTGAACTGTCTAAGTTCTTGTCCGCGAAGAAACGCAGCACTACGAACTTGTCCGTATGCCAATATGATACGCCCCATATCAACACCGACACCCGCGGAAATATCAGCAAGCCGCTTAGTCGTATCGTAAAGCTCTTCGTAGGGGATACTATACGCAGAAAGCTGTTTTGCGTATGACGCTAATTCCTTAAACTGGAACGGGGAAGCTACTGCCAACTCTTTGATGCGGTTGAATATCGTTTCAGCTTTCATGCTATCCCCGATAATAGAGGTCAGTGCGATGCGTTGCTTTTGGAACTCCCCACCAATGGTATATAATCCCCTAATAAAACGTTCTGCCGTATATATGGAATACACGTTGGCGATTTGGTTTCTTAACTCTCCGGCTATTCGAGACTGGGAAGACATGGTTGTATTTGCCCGCTTCATAGCGGAATTATGCGTATCTGCGGCTTTTGCTGCTTGTAAACGAGCGTTTCTAAGCTGCTCAAGGGCCTTTTGAGAGTTGGCGTAAGCGTCTGTACGTTTCATTTGGGAATTAGCATAAGCATCCGCACGAATTATTGAAGATGCTGCTTTAGCGGCCCTTAATTCTGCCTCGGATTGTTCACGCCCCCTTTTTAGACTGGCATTTAACTGTTCTCGCTCTTTCTTAATACTGGCATCTAATTGCTCTCGTTCCCTCCTAATGTCTTGAAGAACCTTTTTGTATGTCACATCGGCATCCATGCGTACTGTTGTTGCAAATCCCTTGATTCCTCTTAGTTCATTAGAAGTCATTCCTTTCCCCTTGAACGCCTCTGTAAAATTCTTGATACTCTCACTATCCACCTCAAGCTTCACCTTGTACGTCTTGTTTTTCAGCAAGGAATCTACTTTATCCTCAATCTCTTTTACATCAACCTTCAATCCTACTTTCGCGCTGACGGTTGCGTGCATGTTGACGAGCTTTTTTTTGATAGCTTCGTATTCTTGCTCTGTATAGTTTTTCAGGTGAATCCCAAAATTCAAATTTCCGAGGTCTGCCATGTCGATTGTTATTTTGTGTCCTTTTTAATAGCGTTAACGCCGTTTACTATAAAATCATTAAGAGATATCCTTTGTCCTTTAGCTTCCTGCTCTTTCCTTTTTGCCTCCCATTTTTTTGTCAGCTCTTTCATCTCTTTGGAAGTGTGCATTCTCTTGTCTGCCTTATCGTCATTATTGTACACCACAATAGGAGCATCACATATAAGAAGCTCATACAGAGCATTGGTAAGCACCCAGTCCATGTACCAGTTAGGGATATTCACCATTCCCCAAAAGAGAACGAGAGGGCGGGTTAATTCGGGATGTTTTTCTCCGTTTGCAAAGGCTGCTCCTGCCGAAGTTCTTGAAGGATACGATCTGCTTCCTTTCTCGTCATCGTCATCACTGTGTCCTTCATTCCTGTCAAGAACATGGTAATGTTCAAGTATTGAAGTCTCTGAAATTCCACTTTTTTTTTACCAAGAGCAACGACACTTGTCAGTTCTTGGTCCGTATATTTCTTCCACAGAATGCGCCAATATATCCAATGGAAAAGCCTTATTTTCCACCAGTTATTCAGGATTATAAGGGACGCACATCGGGCTGTCACCTCATCGTCTTGTTTGCATGATATAAAGGTGTGCGTCAGCTTTCTTATCGTTCCCCGGTGAAGCCACTTTATTCCAATCTCCTTTTCGCGAAGAGATACATAGTCTGTGCTGTTTTCAAGCACTTCATCAAGTCTTTCCTGTTCTACCGAAGTAGGTTGAGTTATCGTTTTGTCGTTCATAATGTTTTGAGGTGTAAAAAGAAAAGGCGGCGGCATAAAGCTCACCGCCATTAATATTAGGTACCAGTACCAGCCTGTGTAACTTCTACTGCTGCTGCTTTGCTTGCGGTAGAAATGTTCACAATGGCAGTTCTTGCAGATGCTCCATTATTTGCATCAACCTTGACCGTTACCACTTTGCCGCTTACGGAAGTCTTGCACCATGTTTCTGTTGATGAAGCAGATACTGGGCTTTCTTCTGTTGTAGCTGTAATGGTCTTCCCTGTATTATCAGCGCTGCTGACGAAAGACAGGGAAGTAGGAGCTACGGTCAGGAGGCTTTTTTTGTTAAGAACGCGATATTGTCGTCAGAAGCAGCAGTGGATGCTGCACCGTCTTCAATTTCAATCGTTCCACTAAGCGCAAATGCAAACGGAGTGGTGGATGCGTTCTCGAACAACGGGCGTGCGTAGATAGCCATTTTCTTAACCAATATACATTTCTCTCCGTCTTCGCTCAACAACGCAAAACCTGCATTAATCTTCTTACTGTTCAGAGTTACGGAGATTCCGGAATACTCTTGTCCGTTTACAGTAGAAGTTGCTACCTTGTTGGCTTCTCCGAGGAAGAAACTAACCAAATCCTCGCTTATACTCGGTACGGTAGCCGCAAATGTAATGTCACCTGCCGTACTTGTTACAGCCCAGTCCGCTTGAAGCCCATGTACCTTTGTACGGTTCAACGTGGGTTCTGCTTGGGACAGGTTCAGGGAATCCACAGTAACGGGCAAGTCAAAATCCGGCTCCACTGTTGCAAAGTCAGTAATACCACCCTTTACCAGCATGATAGAAGAAAGACCGCTAAACACCTCTTTCAACTCTTGTTTTGATTTCATTGCCATAATAAAAAGTTTTAATTGTTTATTTTATGTTTATTTTATCACAAGGTCAGCCCTTATCAATGTAGCGCTAAACCCTAATCCGTCATTACCTTTCAGTGTCAGCTTTGGGTTAGAGACGGTGATGACACTGTCACTAATCGGGAACAAGGAAAGGACTTTCCCGACAAGGGCGTCCATTACATTTAAATCTTCAACGCCGCTTTTCTTTAATCTCACGTAGACCTCTACGGCGCAGTATGTTTGTACGTTTCCAAAACCGCATCCGTAAGTCGAGGAAGTCAATTGTCCTGGTAGTGATACTACTATGAAATTATCCATTTGCTTAGGAACGGCAGCGGGTCGGTCATTGGTAAACACGTTATCACTAACCGCAGTTGCTGCATTAAACAATGATTTAAGCGCGTCTTTGTATTTAAAATCCTGCTCGTATCCCATAACTTACATCGGTTTAAATGTCATCTTAGCTATGCTCTCTGCGTAATCGTATGTGTCGGAAAGCACATTCAGTCCTTTCTTGGATTCCAAATAGTTGGAATATTCAGTACCTGTGCACATTACCAACCCTATTACATCACGAGGAGACCTATAATTCTTGAGGAAATTTACAGATGTGGTTAATCCGTATTCTCCGTTAGTATCAATCAGATTGTACTTTTTTATAGGTATAAGCCTTCCGTTTTCATAGCTTCTTACCATTATCACTCCAAGTCCGTCTCCTCTGCTCAATTTAGGGCGGGTAGCGTTCTTTAATCCTTGTGTGACAACAGCGGTTATTATTCGGGAAAGCCCGCCTCTATAATAAATTCCGACAGCCAATGAAGTCAACGTATTTCCGGTTACATTATGATATTGCGCTGATACTACTCCGTCATGCAGGAGCTTAATGGCGATCTCCGTTATCCTATCCAACATATAGTTGTCAATAACAGAATTAATCTTCTTCTTCGCGTCCTCCAAGACTTTAGTATTATCTTCCATACCTTAATTTTTAGCCAGATTAAAATATAGCGTTGTCCCCATTTCCGTAGGATAGCAATCAGTTACGACACACGCTTCAAAGGTTCCGCCGTAGTCGGTAACGTCAACAAGGTCTCCCGCGATAATACCCTTCACAAGTCCGGGAATATCTATGGCGTAATCGCTTTTTATAACGTTGCTTTTCGTAAATGTTCTCAAAGAGGAGCTTCCATACTTGTTGCATTCTCCCTCATACAGAACTGTTTCCGATCCGTCTTCAAACGAGGTTTCCCCCGAAATACGATACACCTTGCATGTATGCGGAAAACGTGGATTGTTTACTTTCATAGAGGCCACCTTTTGTTCATGTTCATACCCAAGTTGACAATCTTAATAGACGATTTTTTAACATTCTCTCCATACAAAGCATATATGTCATTAGCCATTTGCCGCAGATTGCGCTTGTCATAAGCGGAACTCTCTGTACCGCCTTCTTTATGTTTCCAAACACCATTGGCATCCTCTACACTTCCCGTTACACTCGGAGTGCTCGCGCACCACATATAGAGATCTGCCCGGCATAAGTCCTTGATACGCTTTTCGATTGTAGTTACATCAGAACCGGAGGTGATGCCTCTGTCAATCAATATCGTATTGATTGCGTTGTCTGTAACCTCGAAGCCGACACAGCCACGAAGGTATTCTTCAATGGTTGTGCCGGTAGTTGTATTTAGAGAATCTTTCATGGTTATTTACCCTTAACGTTCAAGTAGTAGAACCAACGAACCTTGTTAGGAACAACCAATCCGGTAACTTCCGATTTGATAGTCTGCGTCATGGTTTCGTCGTTAAATACTTGGCGAATCAGAGTACGGCCGCCGTCATACAATGCTGTACGTGCACCCGGAGTTTCCATGAAGATAGGACGTCCGCATTGTACGTCTCCCAAATCTTCGTTCGGGACATACGCCATAACTCCTTCCTCAAAGTTCTGCAAGGTCTTGTAGTTGATTTTCTGCGTATCCTTGTCGTAGCTTTCTACTACGGAGATAGAATCAATTACTCTGATTTCGGCACCGATACGATCTTCGATAAACGCCTTGATTACTTCGTCAGGAACGAGATTTGCAAAAGCAAGCTGCATGTCTTTGTCGGAAATGTCCGGACGGTTGGCGACTGTGTACATCTGACGGAAATACGGCAGACTGATGATGTCGTCCCATGTGGTCTTGCTTACTTCCCAGTGTCCCTGTGGCGCAAAGTCTTTCTGTCGGCTGTCTCGGTTAACGTCACGCATCACCTTGATAGGATCAATTGTAGTACCTACGGCTGCTCCCTGTGTGACAACTCCGGTTGCGTCAACCTTCTTGTACCAATGAGAATCTTTAATGTTCTTCTTGGGGACACCAAAGTCTATTGATAAAGAGATGCCGAGGGGATTGTTGGCCGCATCAATAATCAGGTTTCCTTTTTTGGATACGACTTGGTTTCTCTGATAAAGGAACGTGTTATAGTTACCTCCAAGCAAGCTGTCTACTCCATTAAACAGAAGTTCCATGATTGTAGCCTCTATTTCCGGTGTAGAACTGCCGATAGCATCCATCAGCATCATCTTTTCACGCAAGATTTTACGGCTTAACGTAATCTCGTGCTTGAAAGTAGGCAGTCCGCCCATTTGCAATGAAAGGCCGTCGGTTGACTTGGTAGCACCGTCACTGTCAATATCTACGTAGGTAGCCAGCGTGTACGGGCGAATTGTTGCCTCAATCTGTTCGTAAGTAGGATTCAGAGGAATGTTAGGATTTAACGGGAAACCCATTTGGGCAAAAGTCTGTTCTGCGTTATACTTATCCGCAAACATGTCGTTAATCCATGCCTCCAACGGTTTGTTGCCGGTATATCCCATAGCAGCAAGCCCTCTTCCTACAATATCGTAAAATTCTTTGTTTCTTGTGTACATATTATCCCCCTTTCTTATTCATTGGATTCGCGCACAAACTCAATCATAGGTAATTGTGCTTCTACTGATTTAGGAATACCGCCACCCGCTACGCGGTCCGCGTATATTCTACCTGCTCTTACTACGGCACATGTTGCAGAAATGCAACCTTCGGGGATGCAGACATCCTCAAATACAAGGCCGTTTACGTCACTTAAGTTTCCGCTTGCAGTTGCACCTTGTTTGGTAAGTTCCATTGTCCCTGTTACTCCGGTGCTTCCGGGGATAAACATGTAGGCCGGAACCATTGCAGCTGTCTTTTGCGTGAATGTCAGCACTGCGCCACTTCTTTTCACATCCCATTCTGTGAAAGTGGCTTTGCCGCCTTCAATCTTTGTAGCGACCAGTTCGGGGGTTGTTTCCGAAGCGCTTGTTACCGCGATTGAGTAGCTTTTGCTTCCCAATACAAAGGATAAATCTCCGTTGGCGGTAGCTTTGTTGGTGATAGTCAGCGTTACTACCGCTTTTACACCTGTCACTCCCTCCGCAGTAATCACCTCTACCTGTTTGCCGGGGCCGTTGAACTTAACCATTGTGCCAGCATGTATAATATCGCCAGGGTTTAATCCCATTCCGGCAACATCAATCATACCGCCTCCTTGATACAGTTCTCGAACTCTCGACCATACAGGAAAATTACCGCCAAATTCCGACCGGAATTGACCGATAGTGTTGAATGTTCCTAATTGTCTCATCTTTTTTGTCTGTTTTAAAATGTGTTATTTGGTTTTCGGGAGCTTGCCTCTTGATCTCATTAACTCCTTAAAGGCTTCTCTTCGGCTTTTTGCCTGCTCTTCTCCGGTTTCCGCAAACTGATTGATACTTGGGGATGCTCCGTCTCCGAAAATCGCCTTGTATCTTTTCTCATAGTTGCGTTTAGCACAGTTTACAATGTCCTCCACTTTCATTCCGTCTGTAATTTCCACATCGGAAATGGCAATGCCGAGGATCTCATCGTTGCAGATGTTTTTACCACCATTCTCGATTTGAGATTTCAACTGGCTTTGGGATTCGGCCTTTAACTCGTTGATTGACGCGGCTCTTTTCTCCGCTTCCTTTTCCCCTTTTAGCTGCAAAAGTTCTTCTTCCATTTTTTTCAATTTGGCGGCAAGCGTTCCCTCGTTTGGTTCGTCTTTTGCATCGTCCGGGATTGATTGAGGTTTGTAGTTTTTCTTGAAATCCTCAACTTGTGTTGCTACATCATGGTTGTACTGTCCCTGTAACCCTTGCAGAAATCCGGTAGCCTTGTTGAAGTAAGTATCGTCAGGTTCACTTCCTTCCTCTAACGGGTTAAGGTCTATGTACTTCATTAATGTCTGTGACGAAAGGCTGGTTTGTCCAAGTCTTGTCGTTAATTCGGATAAGATTTGTTCTTTCTCCATCGTGTTTTATTTAGTTGTGTTATAAAAAAAAAGAGCCTATCAACGCTTTGTGCGTCAATAAGCTCTTTGGCTTGCATATCTAATATTACTATTATTCCTTCGTCAGTCTAACTCTCATAAATTTACGGCATCTCCTGCATATAATCCTAATGGAAGAACTTCCGCAAACTTCCTCAACGTCCATTATTTTCTGTTTACACACCGGACATATTGCGAAGTTTCCTTTTCTATCAGGTAACTCTTCATCAAGTTGGACATCAATTTTTATCATATCACATGATTTAATAATGCAAATATATCATCTATTTTCTATAAAAACAACATTATAGATATATTTTTAAGGGTAAAATTTAGAAAATAGATGAAATATCGTATATTTGCACTATATATTACTCATAGAGCTGTGAATCAAGCCGGAGTATGCAAAATCATATTGCATGCGACGGCTTATTTTTTTTATGGAATACGACGGAATTGTATATACAAAAAATGGAGAGGGCGTATTTACTTATGCGCACATAGAAAAGCTGCGTGAATATGGAAATCCGCTTAACATAATCGCCCAAAAAGGATGTCAAGAAAAGTTCCTTGCGTCTCCGGCAGATATTACTATATTTGGAGGAAACCGTGGCGGTGGAAAAGCGCTGATATTCAACGAGTTAGTATGTACTCCGTTCGGATTTAGAAAAATTCAAGACATTAAAGCCGGCGACATAATCACTGGTCTTGACGGAGGAATGCAAAGGGTTGTTTACAATTCCTATCAGGGATTTAAAGAGTGTGTAAGACTTAAATTCATTGACGGCTCTTATGCTGACTGCTGCATAGATCACTTATGGAATATCAAGCAATCTAACCATTGTTCAAAGAAAAGGGCTTTATATAACCTCCCCTTAGAGGATGAATGGCGAGTGTGGACTACTCAAATGATTATAGACCACATGGAAAAGCAGAAGGGGAAGAAGCAACCGCGCCATTTATCTGTTCCGTTGTGCAAGCCCGTTCGATTCACCAAAGGAAAATATTTCAAGCCTAAATTCAGTCCGTATCTGATTGGTGCACTCATCGGGGACGGATGTATTGCCGATAGTGTAATCAGTAAGAACTGTTGTTATTTATTTAATCCTGACGAGGAAGTCATTGGCGAGTTCAAGAAATCAGTAGGGTATTCTTCTTGCGAGTTTGAGAAAGGCTGCTACCGCATGCGCATCAACGACAAAGAGCTTATCGCAGAGATTCAGAAATTGAATATAACAGGGCGTGCGGCAGATAAACACATTCCTGACATGTATTTATATGGGACGCTGGAGGAAAGATGGGCGCTTGTTCAGGGCTTAATGGATACCGACGGAACTATTGATGAAAGAGGGCACCTGTCTTATACTACAATAAGCAAACAGCTTGCGGAAGATGTAAAATTCCTTATCAACAGTTTGGGAGGATTGGCGACAATTGGCAGAGGCACCGCGGGGTATAGAAATAGCAATGGAGAATTTATACAATGTAATGACGCATACACTCTTTATATAAGAATCCCGGATGCCGAAAGGATGTTTCGCGTAAAAAGGAAAAAAGAAAGATGCAAACCTTATAATGGCGGGATAAGCATCAATGCGAGAAGAATTATAGGCTACGAGATGATAGGGAAGAAGGAGTGTTGCTGTATTGCAGTGACCAATCCGGACAGTTTGTTTCTAACAAGGGATTTTATTGTCACTCATAATTCTTGGGCCTTGCTAATGGAGGTCTTGAAAGATATAAATAACCCGAATTTTGCTTCTGTAATCCTGAGAAACGAAAAAGAGGACTTGAGTAATATAGTAAACAAGTCTTATGAGCTTTTCTCTCAATACGGAAAGTATAACCGCTCTATCTCGGACATGACTTGGAACTTCTATAACGGAGGTTTTTTAAAGTTTTCCTATTATGCGGATTCTTACGAAGACTTCGTAAAGCGTTTTCAGGGAAAAGAGTTTGCCTTTATCGGTATAGACGAAATCACTCACTCTGATTACCTGAAGTTCAAATACCTTATTACCAACAACCGTAATGCCTACGGTATAAGAAACCGTTTTTATGGCACATGTAACCCTGACCCGGATAGCTGGGTACGTAAATTCATAGACTGGTGGATTGATGAAAACGGTAACCCTATTCCGGAGCGAGACGGGGTAATACGCTATTGCTTCATGGACGGCGACCGACCGGAAGATATTTACTGGGGGGATTCCGTAGACGAAGTTTATAACCAATGCAGGCATATTATAGATCCGTTGCTTACGCCGGGTCTTATCAGTAAGGGTTACGACAAGTCGGCATTCGTGAAGACAGTCACATTCATAAAGGGAAAGCTTGAAGAGAACGTTGCTCTTATATCTTCCGACCCTAATTATTTAGCCAACCTGGCCCAGCAGGACGAAGAATCTCGCGCAAGGGACTTGGAGGGGAACTGGAACTTCAAAGCTGCCGGGGATGATATTGTCAAGATGGAACACATGGAGCGCTTCTTTAAAAATACCGCCCAATACGGAGACGAGAAGCGTAGGGTATCATGCGATATTGCATACGAGGGAGGAGACAACCTTGTCTTGTGGCTGTGGATCGGGAACCATATCGAAGATGTATATGTGAGTAGGGATAATTCCAAGCGGACGGAAGAGTGTGTTGCCTATAAACTTAGAGAGTGGGGCGTGCTGGAAAAGGATTTTGTTTTTGACTTAAACGGTCCCGGTCAGGATTTTAAAGGAAAATTCCCCGATGCGGTCAGGTTTAATAATATGGCTGCTCCAATACCCGCGACAAAAGCGGATGAGAAATCAATCAAGTATGTGTACTCCTCTTTAAAATCACAGTGTGCGGATATTCTTGTAAAAAAGATAAAGAACGAGGAGATATCCATAAATCCCGATTTGTTATCGCGCAAATTTTCCGGAAACGGATATTCCGGAGTAACCCTTTATAATATTCTTATGAAAGAGAGAAAGGCTATTCGGGACGCGGAAACAGACAAAGGGTTTGCCTTAATTAAAAAGGAGACTATGAAAAAATACGTAGGGCACTCTCCTGACTTTATAGAAGCGATGATTTACAGACAAATTTTTGATATAAAAAAACATAACACAAAACCAAAAGGATTATGGAGATTATAAACACACGCCAGATTATGGTACGTCGTCCGTTCCGGAGGATATTGCCAAATGGCTATAAAGCCGCTGCCGGGGTTATTTCAGGAAACACCCTCATCAATGAACCGTCTGATAATCCTACGTATCAGATAATAACTCAAATGGACTTCATGCGTGAGTTTGAGCCTTCGGGACATGCGATTAATGACCCGCTGGTATATCCTGACAGGTTAAGGCAGGACCCGGAGACGAAGCAATGGTTCAGGGAGTATGTTATCAGATGCGCTTTTGCTTTTCAAAGAATAATAACGGTCAAGCATCTTGTCCACCTTTGCGGGAATGATATTCAGTTTGAAATGGAAGGCGATACCGAGAATGAAAAAGTGAAAGAAACCTTCTTTAAATTTAGAACGGGATGGGCCGTAAAAGACATGGAAATCGCATGGTATGAGGCCGCTAAGTCTGTAAAGATAACCGGAGATACGGCATTTGTAGGATACCTTAGAAAAGGAAAATTCTATTGGAAAGTCCTTTCTTTTGAAAAAGGTGATGTATTGTATCCTCATTTTGATAATGTTACAGGAGAGCTATCCTTGTTTGCCCGTTCTTATTCCGATTACGACAGCAGCGGGAATATTGTGACCGACTGGCTGGAGGTGTGGGATGAAAAGTATCTCCGTCGCTTTAAAAAAGGGAGAAAGGGATACAGCAAAATCAAACAAGTAATAAAAAACTTATTTGGATTGGACGGTTATGAACTCGTCTCTCAGCAAGAGCATGGGTTTACGTTTATCCCTGTGGCTTACCATAGATGCGATGCCGGAGCTTGTTGGTCTCCCTCGCAAGACAGTATAGAGCAATACGAACTCGCTTTCTCCCAGCTATCTCAAAACAATACAGCCTATGCGTTCCCGATTATGTATTTCAAGGGAGAAAATATAAATATAGATGGAGGTGTTGACGGAACTGTAAAATGTATCACAATGGGGCCGGACGATGAAGCCGGATACCTTAATAAACAGGATGTATCTACGGCTTTCGAAAAGCAGCTCGATACTCTTTACAAGCTGATATATGAACAGTCGTTTGCTGTAATTCCTCCGGAGGTAAGAAGCGGCGATCTTCCGGGTGTGGCTATAAAGCTGCTTTATTCACCGGCGTTTGAGAATGCGATGAAGGATGCGCAAGAATATAACCGCCTCGTGGACGACATGGTGAAGATTTTCACCTATGGATACGGAGTGGAAACGGAAAATCTTATAGACCTGCAAAACTTGAGTGTATATGCTTGGATAAAACCCTATATCCATTTGAATGAATCGGAGCTTGTGCAGAATCTTGCCACTTGTGTGCAAAACGGATTTTTATCACGTCAAACCGCAAATGAGCAGATTCAAATGTATAGCAATCCCCGCGACTGGGACAGGATAATGAGAGAGAAAAAGGAAGAGCAGCAGGCTGATATCCTTTATCAACTCAAAACCACGCAACCTACTTCCGAGGAAGAGGAACCCGAACACAACCCGGCTGGAGACGATAAACAATGAAACAACCTACGCAACAACAGATACAGGAAGCCAAAGATTTTATAAGGCAGCGGCTAAAGGCTGAATTATCCATGCAGAAGCATTTGGATAATCTTCTCTTGCAAGCCGCAAGCGAGATTGTGGATATATCTTTAAAGTATAAGATAAAACCGTCCATGTTCCGCTTTTCCGCAAATGAAAAACTCGAAAGGGAGGTAGGTATTGTTATCGGAAAGTTGCGAGAGGCGATTTACGACTATACCGAAACACTTTCCGTTTATGACAGGAAAGAAGAGAGGGAGGCTATCATTGCTTTTATAAACAGGGAAGATCATGGAAAGACGCTTTCGGAGCGTATTGATATCTACTGCAACCGCTTTAAGTATGAGATAGAGGCTGCTGTCGCCGCCGGGCTTATTGCCGGGATAAGCCGAAACAAAATAAAGGACGGCATAAGGGAAAATATTAAATCTCCGTATGATAGCTCCTATTTCAAAAGGGCCGTAGAATCCGGGGTATCCGCAGCAACCCGCATTAATACAAATGGAATAAGTTATGGAGTGGGGAAGTCCAACTCTTCCTATAACTCACTGAATACCCTTACCCGGTATGCTATCGGTTCCGCATGGATGTGGTTTAATGGAGTTCAGAAACAAAAAGAAGGAGCTATCGGTTTTTATTCATATAGAGGGAGCAGCTACCCATGCTCTTATTGTGATAGTATGGTCGGGTATCATCCTATATCCGACTATCAGAGCCAGTGGCATATAAGGTGCTGTTGTTATTTTGTATTTGTATAATTAAAAGTTACAATAATATGTTGAGAGGTAAAGAGGAAAAAATCACATTCAGCAAAGGACTTGGGACCGAATGCAGGAAGCTGGGGATCAGCGCAAAAGAAAAGGCTTTTGCAGACCTTTTAGCGCTGGGATGGAAAGATAAAGACGCTTATCTCATCTCCGGCCTTTATAACCCTGTGTATAATTTAGAGATGAATAAGAAGAATATGAATGCCCTCCTTTCCCAGGATAAGGACTTCATGGATTATCTCACCTTTATAAACAAGCGTGTCAATCGTAGACAGAAAGAGAGCGAGAAAGAGGAAGAGTTTTTGGTTGAAGGTGTCAGTGATGAAGATATTGCGTCTGAACTTTCAAAGGAAAACCAGCTTCGTAAGCTTATCGCCGCCCGTAAAAAGTACGATGGCAAAGAGGGATGCAAGGAATGGATAGACCTCACTAAAATGATTGCAGACATCACGCAGATTAAGAAAGACGAGATAAAAGAAGAAGATACTACCACTCATTTTTATCTTCCAATTTCATGCAATAATTGCTCCTTGTACCTTGCCGCTAAAAAGAAAGCCGGGAAATGACACCCGGCTACTTCTTCCTTATACATAGGTTTGTGTTCAGTTTTTGTCTTTATCAGACGCTTCCTCCATCTCCTTTTTCATCTCATACATCTGCCTTTCCTCCTCAATAATCTTGGCGTCCTCCTCGTCAGAAATCGGCTTGGCGTCCGCGCGGTCAAGGGCATCCCCGACTGCCTTTAGCACATCCACCTGCAACTTCGCGTCAATACAATTCCCCACATACTGGGTGTTTCGCAGCATTAGCATAGGCAGATTATCAACCCTGTCTTCTATCGGAACGCTATCCAATAGTACAAACATTATGCTTCCCGCGCTGTATTCAATGGAGAAATCACCACATACCGTTGATGCCTTGATAAAAGGAATGCCGTCTTTCTTATACTTGAGAATAGTTATATTCCCTACTTGTGTCTTTCCGAAATCCATAATCTTTTTGTGTTATATTTATTATTGCAAATCTATTCTTCAACAAAATCATCACTCAGGAAATCATCATCCGAATATTCCCAGCCCTCAAACAGGTTTGTTTTCGCTTCTTCGGCAATATTGGGTACATGTCTCATAAAATTGTTCGCGATGTCCTCGTTCCCGCACCACAGATTATAAGAGTTGTTGTATCCCTTTTCCCTCACGTATCCGAGAGAAAGCATGTCGATGCCCAGCTTTCTTTGCGACATAGGGACGATCCCGTTCTTCTTGCAGAATCGTTCATAGTTCTTGTATATCTCCGATGATGTGAAATTGATAACGCCGCTTCCTTCAAATTCTTCGGGCTGGCACTCCTTGTATTTGAGGTATTCCGATATACTTCCGTCCACAAGCTTTCCGTCCCGTCCTATGACCGTAGAGCGTATCCTCTCCAGCTTCATATCTATCTTTCCTCCGAGGTTCTCCGGCATCCTCCAGTTGTTTTTCTTTAGCTCGCAAAGACCTTTGACTATCCAAGCCATTATTCCGGCATGTTCCGATTTGAGCCTTTCCGCGAGCATAGTATCCCTTTTCTCTACGGGGATAGTCTTGTCGAAATTAAGCACGAGCGCCCGTCTCTGCATACTCTCATCATCCGGGTCCTCCCGGTTAAGGAAGTCCTTTGGCTGCCAACGGTAGTTAGAGTTACACAGCATGATAGGCGGTCTTTGCATCATCGTTATATTGCCGCCTATTCCCCGGCAGGCAATAGGTTCCCCGCTGGAGATAGCCTTTATGATGCTCATATCTTTAAAATCCCCCCGGTTGCTCTCCGTACAGTACATAAGCCTCTTCCCGGACATGGAATACGCAGCACGAAGCTGCTCATCACCTCTGCTGGCAAACTGGCTCATCTTGATATTAAGTATCTCGTCCTCTCCGAACATGTCCTTAAGCACCCGGTAGATAACACTCTTCCCGTTTGCTCCCGTACCTTGCAATATCAGGAAATACTCAAAGCTTATATTACGTCTGTTGACAAGACAGGCTCCAAGAAACATCTGTAATATTCTCCGCTTGTGCTTTTCAGGAAGAACACCGTCCATATCGTCCGTAGGCATCCAGTTCTCTCCGAGGAAACTTCTCCATATAGGACAGTTGAATATCTCCTTGCGGTCATACTTGAACGGATACATCTTCACACAATCAAAGCGAGGAGAGTGGGGATAGGTCTTTAACCGGTTCATGTCAACGACACAGTTAGTAAAGCACATAATACTAAGGTCGGGACGAAGCTCATGGTCCCGGATAACATTGATTATACGGTTCATATAGGCATACATGGCCTTATTGGTACGGTCGCGAGCTGCAACACCCATCTTCTCAAGCCACCTGTCTACGGCATCATACAGGACATTGTAATCCATGAACTCATAAATCTTACCCGTAAAAACATACAAGGAGCTATAATGAGAGGTGTTATCCCTCGTCAAAACACCATAACCCTCCCTGAATAACTCCTCAAGACGTCTGCCGTATCTGTCTGTGCGCTCAGGATTGCTTGCAACCAAAGATATATCCCTGAACGTAGCCGCATATTCATCGCAATGTTCGGATAATAATCCAAGTACGTAATCCTTTAAATCCTTCCTATCCATATTTATTATATAACGTTTTTATAAGCATACCATAAAGAACATAACGGAACTGGGATTAGGTCTCATTCTTAAAAATAACATCTTCTCTTCTCTCTTTTGAGGGTTAAAAATATATATATATGTTCTTTATCATCATTATGCAAATATACAACTACTTGATAATAAAACAAGTAATTTTCTAAAAAAATAGGGGTAAAATTTAGAAAATAGGTGATTTTTTAGAGAATAACGGGAGTTATTGAAAAAATACGGCTTTTTTGGAGTGTAAAACATCCTTACAAATGCGGGAAATTGGACGAAAAATGGGGGAAAATAAAAATTTTTAGGGGTGGTGATTACATCCGATATTCTTACATATAATAGGGGTGGGGTGGGGTGCTTTCTACGTGGGTGTGTATGGTGTATTATTGATTATCAATGTGTTATAGTTTATATTATTGCTATAATATAAAGTTGTAATATCATTACAAAAGAGGATAATTTCCCGAATATCACGAAAGCTCCAAAATAGACGTAATTCATTGATTGTCAACCAAATACCCCAATCTTATTAACCCACAACTACAACATAACTATATAATCACCTATTAATCAACCAATTACCCATATATGTCTAATCTCCCTATACCCCTATATCCCTGTTATAAATAATATCTATAAATTAATTATCATCAATAGATAAAATCTATTATAAGGCTATGCTTGTTGATCCAGTTATTATATACTTATACGTTCGTATGCTATAATGTCCCTATATACCTTATTATTTAGTATTATATATTTACATTGGTATGCATGTGTTGTTACGCTTATATATCATTGTAAATCAATGTATTATGATTATATATTTTATGCTATAAAACATGCTTATTTTATTGAAATATTTTGCTATTTTCTTTGCTGTTTCAAATATAATTCGTATATTTGTAATGTAAGAAAGAGGTAAACATAAAGCCTTTAATCTTACAAGCGTTGTTTATATGATGAGATATAAAAGAACCTGCTAACACTGGTAATGCTAACAGGTTCAAAGAAGGGAATAACTTAGATAAGTACCCCCCCCAACAGGAAAGGCAAAGGTACTTATCTTGGTTTAAACTTCCAAATTATCCGCTTATAAAATTTAGACGCTGTAATAAAGTTGAATTATAAACATTTAAATATTACAGTTATGAAGACATTAGAAAGTATCTTTTCAGAGATTAAAGAAGCTGGTGTAATCACTAAGGGACAAATACAGTTGTTGAAAAGCCGTTCCAACAGACAACAAAAGGACGTTATAGATTACGCTTGGTTAGAAAGTATCGGAGATGGTTACGGTATTCCGTTGACGGAGGAACAAGGCATACAGGGGTTGAACTGGTTAAAGAAGTTCATCAAGAAGAACGGAGAAAGTAACGTTCTTGGATATAGAGAGCTTAATATAATTAATAGTGCTTCTCCTTGTGATTTTGTTTTCAAAGGGTTTTACGATGCCGGTAACGGCTGGGTTAGAATTTTTCTCCCTATCTACCAGCTTAACGGAATGGAATATATTCCCATGAAAGAACCTTATATCATAGGATAATAATAGGGATAACAAGTACCACTCTATCAAAACCATTTATTCACACTAAAAAAACAATGTTATGAAGACAAATATACTTTCTTATACAGCATCGAAAAACTACGTAGAAAACGGAACTACTTACAGAATTGACGTGAAAATACAACTTACAGACGAATGCAAGAACGGCGTATGCCATTGGAGTATAACGGCGGACATATACGGAAAGAGACAAAACGGGCGTTTCGTTTGGTGCTCTGGCGGTTGCTGCCACAATGAGATATCAAAGCATTTCCCGGAATTTTCAAAGTTCGTAGCCCTTCATTTGTCGGACTGTTACGGCGCACCTCTCTATGCGGTTGAAAACGGGTACTATCACATGAAGAACAGCAGCAAAGAAACCGTTATAGATTATTTGCGTATCACAGAAACGGAATATAATTTGCTTTGTCAGTCAGGAGATAAACAACACTTTAAATACCTTCTTTATGCAATGGGAATCGTTAACCGCTGGAATGAAGAATCAAAAGCAGCTATTAAGGATCTGGAAGCGTTAACGGGTAATGAGTGGGTAAACCCTTACGAATACGACAAGGAGCGCAAACACATAGAGGCTTTCACAGATGAAGAAGCCGCCGAATTTAACGAAAGAATAGAATCAGGTTATTATACACCTGAAGCAATACAGGCGCGCAAGAAAGCAGAATCACGCAGGGCATACGAGGTTAAACGCGCGGAAATTATTTCAGACTATGAAAAGGAGGTTTCAAGGCTGGAAGAAGAAAAAACGGTTAAACTCTATATTCTTGATTCTGGGCTATCAATTGACAACGTAATATATTACGCAGATAGGAAAGAAGTTGTTTTCAATTGGTTGGAATATGGAGATAAGATAAGCCAAGAAATTTTTATAGACTTCTTAAATAATGTTGACTATTCCAAATTACCGGAGGGTATAACGTTTAAAATGAAATAGTATGTTCTGCGTTATGTTGCTATTGTTCGGTGCTGTGTTGTTCATCAGCGGTACCGATATTACAGAGATAAGAAAATACAAGGATCAATCAGATAAATTTTAAGGTTATGAAATAGTAATAAGGTTTTGAGGCTTTCAAAGTAATAACAAATAAAATATATACAATTATGAGAACAAAAACACAGCTTTCAGATTTTAACTTCCAGTTTTCCGGATACGGGCATTATAGAGTATCTTATACAAGTCCGGCAACTGGCAAGCAATGGAGTACGGTAATTGATGATATGACATTGATAGACGTTACCAAGAATGCGGACGAGCCGAAACGGAAAGATTTGGAAGAGTTGAAACGGTTATGTAAGAATAATTAAAAGATATACGATTATGGCAAAGACATTAAAGCAGTTAAGCGATCAGCAAGAGAGATTTAATAAGCTGTGGAAATATGCAAGTAATAGCACAAAACGGCTTGCAAAAAGGGTTTGGATAGTGAGATATCAAGAAGTTTATAAAACTTGTGATTGCGGGCAATATTCGAATAATATGCCCGGCGGCTTCTTCCCTGATTACGCAGCACATTACGCCGCTAAGATATATGGCGGGAAAGCGATTGAGTATTACAACGGTTTCAGGCTTAATAAAATTGCATCCGACATATTTAATAGGGTGGCAATGTTTTAATTGATTTTCAAATTAAAAACAAAAGGACATGAAAAAGAACTATTTCATACAAATTAACGAGAAAGTGCGCAGTATAATGCTTCAACCATGCAGCGCGCTTGAGGCTATAAGATTGTTGAATTTTTACAGAGATGGTATAAGCTTACTAAGAGATACACAACAAGTTACAAGCATTGAACTGTATAAGATTGGCGAATCATTGCCAAAACGAACTTTGAAATAAGGGAGAATGGCAAAATGAATTATATACCATCACAAGCCTATAATCTTTATCCCTGTGTAATGACTGGTAGAGATTACAATAAGGAACAGGGTAAATACAAGAAATTGCCATTTATCGCAATGGCGGGTGAGTTAAGCGATAATTGCTATTACAGGAAAACCGAATTCGGATACGTTTTATATAAATGCAATGGATACTTACAGCCCGTATTCGTTAAGAGTTTCGGACTTGCAAAATATTTTAGCAGGGTTGAAAAATCTATTGTTGATGTTGTTGTTAAATGGATAGAATGTGATAATTTAAACGCTTTGGGAATAAATTAAACAAGAAAGGATATGAAAAAGATTACTCAGTTTGTAAAAGAGATAGGAACCGTCAACCGTTATTCCCTGTTAGGGAGGTTGCGGAGTGACTGTGAATACTTTTTAGGATACGGAAACCGTTTTGAAAGACGCCTCTGGGCCGGGAATGTATCGGAGCATATATGGTGCATGAAAGTATTATACTACTTACTGCCTATTAACGGAAAACCGGAATGGTTGTCAATGACAGATATATTGAATTACGAAAAGCAAATGAAAAGCAGTATTTAATAAACTAATGGTTTAGAATAAGGAGGAGTATACTATGTATTTAGGCTTTATACTTTGGGCGATAATTTTAGTTATAATAGTGTGGAATACTAACCCGGCGTTGGTTATTATATCCGCTTTGATAGGGGTTATGTTTGCGATTGCAAAAACAAAAGATAATAAACCACAAGAATGATATGGAAACATTAAAGGACGTTTTTTTGAAAAAATACCCGCAATACGGAAAGGTGCTGCGGGTATATGAAGAGGTTAACGAAACGGAGTGCACCTTCGAGAGTATTACAAAACCAAGGCTGTACAACTTCGTTCAGGCTCTTAATGACAGGCTGGCAACAAACAGTGCTAAAACCTATTGCGCTATGTTTAAATCGGTTCTTAACCTGTACAGCGATATATATTCTTTCCCGAAAGGTTTTGAAGCTATATTAACCCTGAAGAAGGATGCCACGCAAAGTACATGGTTAACGGATGAAGAAATTAAAAAACTACTCTCATACGATCCGGTTAATGATACAGAACGGATAGTGAAAAACTGTTTTCTTCTCGGCTGCCTGACAGGTGCAAGACATTCGGACTACGTATGTTTTACAGAGGATAATATAATAGACGGACGACTGGTCTATATTTCCCAAAAAACGAAAACGAAAGCGGAGATTCCGGCGGCTCCGGCTGTGTTACGGATATTAGAGGAAAACAAACAGTATAAGCTTTGCCAACGAAGGCTGTCTGATGTGACATTTAATGATACAATAAGAAGTATATGCCGGAAGTGTGGAATAAACCAACGAATAAAACTGTATCAGGCGGGCGAATATGCAACCGGGGAAAAGTGGGAGTTTATTTCCTCGCATTCCGCCCGGAAGTCTTGCGCAACTAACTTATATCTAAGGGGAGCGGATCTGTATTCTATCAGCCGGATGTTAGGACACTCCAGTGTAACCATGACAGAAACGTATATTTGTTGCGGGCTGCGTGAATTGTCAGATAAGATAATAGGATATTTCAACGGCTTTAAATAATATGCTTTAAAACATACTGTATAAGATGAATTAAAGAGAGATAAACGGTATTTTTGCAAACAATTTTAAAAAAAAGGTTATGAAAACTTACGATGTACACTTCAACGACGCTAACGACTCTAATAGCAAAGGTTTTAATGAATCATTTGAGTACTGCAAAAATTATATAGAAACCTATAACGGTACCAATGAATCATATTTTGAGGACTACAAGGGAGGAATCGTATCAATCGTGTGTAATGAAACCGGAGAAGAGGTTTATTCGGAGGATATAAGATAGAATGGAGCAAGAAAGTAGATACGCATACGATGAGGAAAGCGTAAAACATGTTGTGCACTGGGCTTTAACGGCCCAGCTGCCTACTCAAATAGAGTTGAGCGAATCGGAGAGTATATTTGATGTTAAGAAGTACATACAGGCGAACATAAACGACATAAACCAACATTTCCCGGACCCTTTTTACAATCCGGCAATTGACAGGTTGTACAGGTTGAAGGAATTTATGGATAACTCGCAATCCTGAAACGAACATATACACGCAGCCCGGCGAACGATTTTGCATCTTTATAAGACCTCTTCCGCCGGGCTATTGAATTACAATTTACTGTCCATCTTTTCGAATTCTTCTTGTACGGACTTGTTTAGCACTTTGGCGTAAATCTGTGTAGTCTTTATGTCCGTATGTCCCATCATTTTTGCAAGGTTTTCAATCGAAACTCCCATATTCAATGCCATAACCGCAAAACTATGCCGGGCCATGTGCGAATGTAGGTTTTGTTTTATCCTCGCGAGCTCCTGAACGACTTTCAGTCTTAAATTATACTGATAGTTGCTTATTACGGGCAGTTTGAAATCGTATTTTTGCAGAATTTCCATTGCGGGCTTAAGAAGCATCAGGAAATATTCTTCTTCCGTTTTTACTCTTACGTCTCTTATAAAGAACTTGTTCCCCTTCTTGATTACACCGCTAAAATCAAAGTTGAACAAATCTGCATAAGACAAACCCGTAAAACATTGGAATACGAACAAGTCTCTAACCCGTTCAATGCTCTCAGAAGCCGTTTTTAAGCCTTGTATTTGTTTTATCTGTTCTAAGGTGAGGTATTTTATACCTTCACTCTTTCCACGCTCAAATTTGAGCTTATTATACGGGTTGTCTTTCAGTAAATCATATTTGATGGCTTCGTTTATATATCTTTTCAGGCGCTTATGATAACCATGTATTGTCGTCTGCTTGTTGTACTTCCCATGAAGGAAATTGTCATAGTGCATTATGTTAGCCGTAGTAACGTCCGTAAAGTAAACGATCCGACCGAACTCTTCCAGGGATGTTATTAAGGAGGCATGTGTATTTAACGTTCCTCGTCTAAGGTCGGTTCTTTCGCTCACTCTCCGTTTTATGAAATCTATAAAGCTTTCTTTTGTTTGGGAATACTTTAAAAAGTGTTCCAGCTTATCAAAACTGAAAGGTTCTTTGTTTTTTACCAACCCGTTTATGAACTCGTTGATGTTCCGCATTTGCGTATCAAGCCTTTCGTTGAGGTCTAAAGATTGAACGGTATTCTTAACCTTTGTCTTTTCGCTCCATTGGTCGGAATACAACCGAACGCCTGTACTTAACCATTTTCTTTTCCGTTCAAACAAAATTTCTATTTGAACGGTTCCTTTCGTTGTCTTGCTTGCCGTATGTTTACGGTCAAAAACAAACCTTAATACTGGATACTTCATAATTTAAAAGATTTGGTATCACACAAGGGTATCACATTTGTATCACATTTCGTGAAATAGAATGAAATAGAATGAACTAAAATGAAACAACATTAGCGATGTGTTTGTTCTCCTAAATCATTGATTATTACGTAAAACGCTGATAATAAACAAAAAGGGACTACATTTTTGTAATCCCTTGCTGTGATCCGCTTGGGATTAATTTATGTTATATAATTTGTTGGTTATCAATGCTATAATTGCTATAAAACCACTGTGGTATCACATTAGTATCTTTTTTATGGCTTCAATCTTCTCTTCAAGCTTAGATTGCTCGTCTATCATCTCTCCTTTTCCTGTGCACAGCCATTTCACATTTAGCATCGGAAAGACTTCGGATATGTTCGCTATCACGTCACTTCCTATTGAACCTTTTCCTCTACCTTTTTTGTCGGAATTAGAAATATACGCATTTCCGATATTGCAATACTGCTCGAATGAATTAAGTCCTTTCACTACTCCCAGTTCGCTTCGAGCATATTCGGCGAATATTTTCAATCTGTCTATTGCTCTTTCTTTTTGTTCTGTATTATTTTTTGTATTAGTTTTCATTTAAAGTATTTATTTATAATGTTATCTCTGTATTTTGTGATAAATCTGTTTTATATTGCCATGTTTAATAACATGTTTGCTTTTTAAACATTTGTAAAATAATAGTGTTATAAAAAGACCTAACTATCAATTTAAAAAAAATAAGCAATATGGAAGAAGTCAACCTTTCTGTACTCCGTTTAATGGAGCAGAGTAAACTTATTGCGCAACAATTATTGCGCGTATCTGAGGACCTTGAATTAGCACACGAAAAAATATCCATATTGGAGCGAGATTTTGAAAATTACAAATTCATGTCGCAACACAAGCGCTCAACCAAAATGAGCATATTACATCCAAAGGCGACGGGGATGTAAAGATTCGGGGGTAAGCTCTATATTTATAGGGCTTGTCCTTATGCTGTTTTTTGCTTTTTTATTACAACCCTTACATCTTCAAGAGCCTTATTAAGTTCTCCGTCTGCTTTTACGATAGTTTCTTCAAGTTTTTCAAACTCACTCTTAAGGTTCTTGAATAGCCTTTCATACCTTAAAACTGTTGTTTTATGCAACCTTGAAAGCTCATCATAAGTAAGCGATACATCACTGTCATCCTCTTTCCTTTCTTCGGATAAAGCGCTAATTTTGTTTTCGAGAAACATTGATCCTCTACCGGTAAGAATATAGTTGGCGTTGACTTGGGGGAAATTATTGCACAATGATTCTATTATACTTAAAGAAGCTCCTCCTTTTCCAGTCCTTATATGAGACATTTGCGCCTTTGATATGGCATCGCAATTATTCCATATAAAATAATCTGTTACTCCAAGTTTGTCTATTACCTGAAGAAACCTTTCCGAATAAGCATTTGTAGCCATAATTTTTAATTTTAACTATTAGTTTCTAATAAATATCCTCTAAATATTTAATAGTATACAAAATATATACTATCTTTGCACCCGTTGCAAGTCAAGCGGCAACAGATACATGATTAAACAATCGCCCTAACGTGGGCCTCTCTATATGGAAATCCGTTGCCGCTTGACTTTAGCAACGGATTTTTTTATGTCAATATATGAAACAGACGTTATATTTAAATATAGGACTTGCAGAGCAGGCAATCAATGATAAACGATTTATTGAAGCGCTTGCTTTTTCTGTGCTCGTCAAACTAACGTTTGTTTCATCAAGAATACAATCGGCTACTGTCAGCAAGTGTAAGGACTTATTTGGTATTGGGTCAACGAGAATGTGCCGTATAATCAATAGCGGCATTGAATACGGCTTACTGAAACGAGACAATAAAGATCTTGTAGCCACTTCGCTTAAGAGAGAAAAATCATATCATATCAGGTTAGACTTTGAATGTAAGACATATAGTCGAACAAAAGCTTTGATGAGCGATAGGCCGAAATCAGAGCGAAGCCCGATTGTATGTCAATACTCATTGAAAGATATTATAGACATTATCAGGAAGTCTGTATTGCTTAACCATATAAGCAAGCAATCAGACTGTGAAGATACCATTAACATAGCTAAGGGAAACGCGAAGTCTATAAACCAGCTTCGGAAAGCCCGCAAAAAATGTAAGCGTATGCTACGTACAGATAATGCCTTTACCGGATTGAGCAGAAAGCGTATCATGGATATAACCAAAGTATGTAAGGCGAAAGCCAAACGCCTTATTGACGGCCTGTGTTTAAGTGGACTTGTAAGCAGAGTTGAACAGTCTGTTCGTGTATGCTTAAATTATTCAGACTTTTCTCCAAAGATGGCAAACAGCTTTTATAAAGAAACTGGTCTGAATGGTTACTTATACAGGAGTGGTAGCGAGATTCGTTTGCGCGTATCAAACAGGTATGTTTATTCTTGCGATCTGATAACGTTTAAAATTTAATTTTTATGCCATATTCCCAAAAAAGACCACTAAAAACATAGCGTAGCGTATGCACACGTGACGCGATACGCATGATGCGTATGATTATATAATTAATAATTTAATATATACACCAAGACAATGAGTAAATATATAGCATATACAGACGGAGGATGCCAAAACACATCAGTGTACGGGGAAGGCGGTTCAGCCTATCTGATAATCCATAAGGGAGAAGTTGTAAAAACCGCTTCAAAAGGTTTTCTTTATACAACCAGCAACCGTATGGAGATGCTTGCTATTATAAGTGCCGTTTGTTCCGTCCCGGAAGGTTCTGATTTAATCGTATATTCAGACAGCAAATATGCAATCAACGTCTTTTCCGGTATTTGGAAGCCGAAGAAAAATAGAGATTTGATAATCAAATACAACGAGCGTGTAAAGGCTCTTAGCTCTGTATATTTCCGGTGGATAAAAGGACACAATGGAGACAAATACAATGAATTGGTTGATTCTATGTGTACAAACTCCATTAATGAGATAGTCCAATTACACAACCTCCCAAATGACAGGTTTAAAAAAGTGAAAGTACAGCTATCCTTTAAATTTAATTAATAACCGATTGTATCAACATTTCAAAGATCGAATTATGAAATACTCCAAAGAAGACAAAGATTATATGCTAAAGCTTAAAAAAGCTTTTTCTGATATGTCAGAAATCCCCTTTCGTGAGATAAAGATGTCAAAAGAACGTTTTTGTCAATTATCAAACACGTATGATAAAATCGTTAATGAGGATGAATTGAAAGACTTCGCTTTCATTTCTACCCATCCATGCGTGCGTGATTATTACATCTCATCTTGCGGCAGTCTTCTCGTGGCTGAAAAACTATCCTTATTGATGAATAAAATAGAATCCCCTGAAAGTCTCGTAGAACCCATTTCTTCTATTTCGGAAGAAATCCGTAAAATATGGTTTTTATTGAAATTTGATAAAATCAGATTCAATATGACGCATACGGGTCTTATTAAAATAGAGGTAAAACCTACTCGGGCTGTTCGTTTATATTTATTCATTATCTCTCTTTCATTATTAGTAATAGCAATATGTTTTATTATAAAAACGGTAAAATAGAAACTGCAATAGCTATTATCGCCCCTGCTATTTCTATGGCAGTTTTTAGTCTTTGATGAAAAACCGCTTTCTTTTCTCGTTTTCCCTTATCTGTTTTTGAGCGGATTTCTTCTATTAGATATTCCGCTTGCTTTTTATTACAACACCAGATACTGCCATCCGCAAGAAATGTGCAAACTTTAGTATCTTTAAATAATTTATACGACAAAGGGTCTATTTCATTTTTGTCAATATAATCTCCATTTATCATTCTTTTTAAGAGAATTTCCGTATTACTGTATTTTTCATAGTTTTCCATACTCTTAAAATTCAAATAGTTACGTAAAATATGTTTTATAACATATAGAACAGTGTGCAAATAATACACTATTTGTTTTGTAGTATATAAAACGTATACTATCTTTGCATTGTTGTTAGAACGATAGAACGACAGCAACAATACATAAAAAACAGAAGCAGCTATAAAAACCGCTTATTAGTATTTGTTGATGGCAAAAATAACAATTTTCTAAATAAAATCAAATAAAACATAGAAAATAGGTGAAATAAATAGTATGAAAGTAACGAGAGAAGAAATTTTAAAGATTAAGCCGGGAAGTTCGCTTACAGTGTATATGCCCGATTATAGAGCTTGTGACTCAGTAAGAGCCACCGCGTATAGAACCGCATTAGCAGACCCGAGACCGGACGTAGAGAGATATAAAGTATCTATTGATACTAAAAAATGGAAAGTAACAATTACGGCAATAAAAAGATCATGAATCGTACAGAAGCAAGAATAGTAGCAGAAGAACTGTATAAGCTTATGCGCAAAGACGTGAAAAGGCTTGTGGAGGAGACAGTAATTGAATGTTCCGATGAATGGATTGGAGTAGGAGAGGCTGCAAATATTCTTGGATGCTCTGTTGGTACCTTGTATAACAATATAGACAGTATCCCACATACTAAAAACGGGAGATTGCTCCGATTTAGAAAAGCGTCATTGATTAAATATTTAGAAAGATGAGAAGCTTCAATTTGAATAAAATCACAAGTCTTGGACTGCGAATAGCATTGATTATGGTGATTATGGCAGGATGTGTATATGGTGGCCGCGTAGAGTATAATGATGATGTATTATCCGGTATAAGCTCTGAAAAATACGACTTTATCAGCAGCAAGATAAGCGATAATTCAAGATCGGCAGTCGTAAATGAATACATGAAAAACAAACGGTACTACGACAGTATCGAATTTTAAAAACCGCGTTGTGTGAATAACGCTCCTTCCTCTTAGCTCAACGGTTAGAGCATCTCTAAGGTTATTTGTTCGTAAGGGTTTAGCGTTTCCGGTCTGTTCCGGTTAGCGATTGTTGCACGTTCGATTCGTGCAGAGGAAGCAAGATATAGGCGAAACCGATGAGCCAAACATTCGGGATGGGAAGTTTAACCCTCAAAAATGAAATCGTGTTCAGGGCACGTAAAATTAGCCTGCGCCGATAAGCAGTATATCTATTATACACATAGCCGAAGCGATGTATAGCGTGTAAGCAACCGATTGCCAAGACTGTTCATTGAGAGATGAATACGAGCATAAGGCAGCAGCGTGACTAAGTTAATGAACATACTACAACAGTAGTCTATGTATCAGCGCGGAAAATCGTCCGTTGACCGTTAAAGTATGATGTTTGGGCGTCATTATCGCTGATACTATTATATATTCTCGTGGCTCACCGTAAGGCGAGTGGTAAGGCTTAACATCGGAACGCTCACGAGAACAATTACTAATCACTAATTTAAAATCAAAATTATTATGAAGAATTATTTTATAGCAGCTATTATCGGGGTTGTTGTGTTAGTGGGAATTTTTGCAGTTATTCCTTATTATAATGTATGGCAACAAGAAATGTCCGGTAAGGCGGAATTTGCAAAAGCAGAGCAGAACCGCAAGATAAAAATTGAAGAAGCAAAAGCTAATCTTGAGGCTGAAAAATTAAACGCTCAAGCAGAAATAGAGCGAGCCAAAGGAGCCGCGGAAGCAATAAAGATAGAGAAAGGAAGCATTACTCCTGCTTATATTCAATATCTATGGGTAAGGCAGCAAAGTAACTTAAATGATAAAACTGTCATCTATATTCCGACAGAAACTAATCTTCCAATTTTAGAAGCATCCAGACAATATGGAAAATAGACAAGTAATATTTGACGGAAAGGACATTATTTTTTGTGCCGATAACGTTCCTGTTGTAAACGGAAATCCGCCGGAAGAGATAGTAATTAGTGGAGATTATACTATTGACGCGTTTTCTTTGGTTGAACTGGTTGCTGCTATTAATAAAAATGTATGCGGCATGGTAGTATCAACTCCTATTGTTTTTCATTGTGAGGCATATGGAACATCCTGTATTCGAATATTTTCAAGAGAGAAACTACCGGAAGAGATTGAAGATGCGCTTAATGTACCGAACAGGATGTTGAACGCTTTAGAAAAAGACGTACAACAATTAAAAGAAAAAATAGAAGCACATAATAACCTTGTGTGGTATAAGCGCATAAGAAAGATAGTATAGGATATCTTATCAATAGATAATATATAACTAAATCAAAATCAAACATGAAATACTGCAAAAACCAATACGGAATATCAATAAAAAAGTGGTGCGTCACATGCCAGTTTTATGATAGCTGCAAACAAAAAGCTAATAATATGGGCTTGAAAGATAACTGTTGGGTTATGAAAGATGCTTATCAGAAAGCCGGGAAAGGTGACGGAAGATTACGTAAGCTGGTGATTGAAGATACTTTAGCAGGGAAAACTTTTAAATTCTCTGATTAAATATTTGTTTAGGTTGCCGGGCGGTCTGAGAAGATAGTCCGGTTTTTAGTTGGAAATCATCAATAATAATATAAATAACCGCAATAAGGTAGTGCTATTACTGTACTAAAAGCCGAGAGATAAACGAAGTGCGCACCGTTTTGATTTAACCTTGTACAGGCGGTTCAAAAGAAGAAATAATGGAAAATGAACTTGAAGAATTATATAAGGAACTGAATAAAGTTAAGTCCTCCCCATTGGCGTATCTTCCTGAATACGGATATTCTTCAAAGGAGAAAATTATCCAGCTTATAGAGGAAGATATAGAGGAGTTGCGCACAGAGATAGAATGTAGTCAATATGATTACACACCTGATGAGCTTGAAGAAGAAAGAATTAGCCTTTGTGTCAGTCAGGGGTTATCAAGATATTGTTAAACTAATAAATATAAATATATGGATAATAAATTAAACTTGGATTTATACAATAGAATTAGGGAAGTTCCGAAAGAAGCTTTAAAAACCATCATTGCGGGGAGGCTAAAAGGAATGTATGATATAAATCCGATGTGGCGCATAAAGAAGCTAACAGAAGAATTTGGAGTTTGCGGATTTGGATGGAGGTATGAAATATTAAGGATGTGGACTGAAAAAGGAGGGGGCGACGTAATATCGAGTTTTGTTCATATAAACCTATATGTAAAGATGAATGATGAATGGAGTGAAGCTATTCAAGGCGTCGGCGGCTCTTCATTCGTTACCAATGAAAAAAACGGTCTTTATACTTCTGACGAATGTTATAAGATGGCGCTGACAGATGCTATATCCGTAGCCTGTAAATCATTAGGAATAGGAGCAGATGTATATTGGAATAAGGATAGTACCAAATATAATAATATACAACCACAACCTACTCCGTCAATAGACAATCGCAAGATGCTAAACAGAAACCAGTTAAGCGATGAAAAACTTATGGAATGGATCTATATGCGACTTGATGCCGCAAAAAAGGAGGGGAAAAGGCTTTCATTAGTTAATCTTATAGATGCAAATTATAAAGTCTCTCAAGAAGATATAAACGCGATATCGTCTAATTACGAAAAATACATGATAAATAAAAAATCACAATGAGTAACGAATTGTCAATAAAAAAAATTCCAACAACAAAATCTGAACAAGAAAGCCTTGCTTCCTATTTTGTAAAAAATGTGCTTAACGGAGAAATATCCGCAATAGAAGCTGTCGTGCAAATGAAAAGCATAAGTGATACAATTTCGTTGTTTTTAAAAAACAACGAAGTTAGGGAGTCTACTATCAAGGAATTGGAGAGATACGGGAAAGGAGAGAATTCTTCATATAAAGGTGCTACTATTCAGATCAAGGAAACTTCCGTAAAATATGATTTTACAGGATGTAATGATCCTGTTTGGGATAAGCTGAACGATGCAAAGAGAGATATAGATGAAAAAATAAAGAATAGAGAAAGTTATCTTAAGCTTATAAATGGAAGTAAAACTGAAATAGATGAAGAAACAGGAGAAATATATACCATTTACCCTCCTTCCCGCTCATCTTCTACATCTTACGCTATCACATTTAAAAAACAATGACCTATGTATCGTATAAGTGTAACTTCCTTAGAAGCCTTTAGACGTTTCAGAGACAAGCACTCTGTATGGGATACGGAGGAGCGCCTCCTAAACGTTCTTTCAGGGAAAAAAGAGCCTAATTCCTACGCTACAATCGGATCTTGTTTTCATAAAATTGTAGAAACAGGAAAAGCTACATATATAGGTAACGGAATATTTGAACAGGAAGAAGATGGGGTTATTGTAAGATTAAACAGCAAGGCGGTAGAAAATGCCATTTATTACCGGAATAAGTATCCGGGAGAGCACGAAGTGCATGGAGGAAAAGATTTTTATTCGTCTTTGTTTGATATTCATGTGCATGGATATGCCGATTTGAAATACGACAAGGTGATTCGAGACATCAAGACCAAATATTCCACTCCGCACACAGATGATTATACAAGATCGTGCCAATGGACTTTTTATCTTGATATCTTTAATTGCTCTACATTTTATTTTGATTTATTTCAGTTCGGGGGATATAGGAAAAATATGTTTACTGACGTTGTACATACTGAATTTATTCCTTATGAACCCATAGAGTGTCATTACACCGATTCCTCAAAAGAATATAATATAAACATAATAGAAGATTTCTGCTATTATATCCATTCAAATAACCTATATGGATTACTTAAAACAAAAGAAGAACTTTATAATATTTAAAAACATTTTCTTATGAATTTAACCGGAAGCATAGATTTGCTGAAGCTTGAAAAGACAGGCATAGCAACAATTAAAAACAAAAAGTGTGTTATTATTCCCATTGAGGAAAATGACTTGTATGTAAGCATGGACGAAAATCTGAAAGCGAAGTCCGTATATCTTGGCCTTAATGTTAATGAGCGAAGAGAACCGAGCCAGTTTGGGAAGACGCATTATTGCAAGCAGTCTTTATCAAAGCAATACAGGGACGCGAACAAGACGGAGGCAGAGGCCAAATCAAAGGTTTATCTTGGAGACTTCAAACCTTATGAGTTTGAGGGTTCAAGCAATGCGGCTGCTACGGTGGAAGCGCCTGTTGTTTCAATAATTGACGACGATCTTCCCTTCTGATGTGTAACTTAAAACATAAATACCATGCTGTACGAATTTAAGCTTAAAGTAAACAAGGTTAACGAGAAAGGCGATGAAAAAGAAGTCACCGAGCAATTCATCACTGATGTAGATTTGTTCTGTCAGGCGGAACAGAAGGGACTTGAAATGTACGCTTCTAACAATATGGAGTGTGACGTTTTCGCAATCAGCCGTAGCAAGATACGTGAGATTGTCAATGAGAAGCAGGATGATGAGTTCTTTTACAAGATAACCCTTGTTGAAGTTTTTGTTGACGACAACGGAAAAGAAAAAGAGAATAAATATTACGTTCTCATAGCGGCAAAGAATATGGATGATGCCAACAAAAAGGCGGCGGAATACATGAAGCAGGGACTTCAAGATATGAAGCTGGATGCTATTGCCAAAACAAAGATTATTGATTTTATATAATGGGTCAGTTTATTTAAACAAATAAAAACATGAAGAATATTAACGAAATGACCGAGCAGGAAATACTTGCTCTAACGGAGGAAGACGTACAGAAAATGATTAAACTCCGCATGATGGAGGAAGGCATCAAAATCATGGATAGGCCACGAGTTCCCGAACTGTTTGAGGTTGAGCCTGCTGATTTGGAAATTTTCACCATTCCGATCCTTTCCGGATTTGCCTTTACAAATATGGAAGAGGCAAATGCGGTTGCAAAAGCATTGATAAAAGCAAAGACCTTGCGTAAGGTTGATTATGACTGGCAAAAAATGGGGAGCGACTACAAATATCTCGTCAAACAAGACAGATATTCCTTTTACGGGGATTCAGATTTCTCCATTCAGACTAATTGGGCTTACTCCAATGAACTCTACAATAAAATCGTTGACTTCGCTGTGCAGAACAAGTCGATGAAAGAGCAAGCCGAGAAAGACCAAAAGGAATATGAAAACCAATTGCAAGAATCGTCTGGCATTGTTTCGGAGATACGTGAAAGGGTTAAAGAGGTCAATATGAAATACGAGAGATTAGAAAGTCTTGTTTGGAAGTTTGCCACCGATTATTATCCACTTTCCGACAACAACGAGGACATGGCTATTAAATTTATGTCTAAGGCATATTCATTGACTGATGAAGAAAAAACGTATATACTGGATAATTATACTAATACCTTGCAAGATGAGGTTTAATAGTAATTATTTAAGTATAAAGTTAGAGTAGATATTCCCGGTGTGGCTTGACCGCCTATCCGGGAACAAGGGCCTGTGAAGGTCTTCCTTTTTTATTAGATATTCATACATACTCGTCAAGCCCAATCAGGGTTACGCCAATGGCACTGTATACGGGAACTGGCGAGAAAACGGAGAATATGGTAGCGCTGAACGTATTGGATGACATAGTGTGATTTGCCATGATTATTTAAGGTTAGTTTATATTCAGTTTCAATAATTCCAGCAAAACAGCGTGCCCTGTTCGATTCGGGGCTTCTCCTCTAAATATATTTACCATGAGACTTACATTAACCAAAACCGAAATTGCAATTGTTCAGAAACTTGTGATAGACCGAAAGCGTGACATTCATAATGCAGGAGGTGACAGCAAGCAGTATGAGATGCTAAGTAAGCTAAATAAAAAGATTGCAAGGCAGGCAAAGAAATTTTATAAAACATGAAACCCTACATAATTACCTCTATGGCTCTCATTACACACAGCGGAAAAAAGTTACCGCTTACAGTAATAGAGAGCCACATCCTAACAAAACCTTTGGAAACAATCAAGGATAAGCTGCTTGATGCTTTCTCTACGATGAAAGACAAACCTGTGAGCGTGGAACTTAAAATCAAATATATATGAAGAAAAAAAGAGAGTATATTACAATCATGGCCGAGGCGGACATATATTTGGACGATTATCTCGATGATTTTATGGACGTTGCCTCTGATGAAGATTTGATTCAAGAAATAGAAAAACGAGGGCATAAAGTATATAAGAAAGGAATCCCCATTACTCCTTTTGGAGAGCAGCCTATTGAATTTAACAATCCGACCGATTTAAAGAGGCATCTGTGCGATATAGTTAATGTTGGCTATTGCATATCCAATGAAGAGCTTATCAATGAAATAAAATTAAAACTACCATAATTTGTATGAGACATTTAGAAGATTCTCTCCAAAAATCTATTATTAAATATTGGGATTTGAAATATCCTAAATGGAAGAAGCGGCTTGTTCATGCGCCTAATGGCGGAAAACGTAACGCCATTGAAGCAGCAAAATTCAAGCAAATGGGCGTTCGTGCAGGATTCCCCGATTTGATACTCCTTATCCCCAACAAGTTCTATCCTTTCTGCGGAATTGAATTAAAAACTAAAACAGGCAGGCAGTCGGAGAATCAGAAAGCCTATCAGAAAGAGTTTGAAAGCATTGGTGCCAAGTATGTTGTCGTCCGTTCGCTTGACGAGTTTATAGAAGTAGTAACAGATTACCTGAAAGATGTATAACTATGACAGAAGAATCATTCAAGAATGACTACAAAGACGACAAACTCCGCTGGGATTTGCTTCCGCTGGATTTGATAGAAGAAGTAGTTAAGGTATATCACTTTGGCGCAAAAAAGTATGCTCCTAATAGCTGGCAGAATCTTCCTGACGCGGAAAACCGATATTATTCTGCGCTTCTTAGGCACTTGGTAGCATATCGAAAAGGTGAAACGAAAGACGAAGAAAGCGGGCTTCATCCGCTTGCTCATGTTATATGGAACGGGCTTGCGTTACTCTATTTTGCAATAAAGAAAAAATAATAAAAATTCCGATGATTCATTTGGGGATATAGATGAGTATAAAAAATGTTTATATGGAAATAAATAGAATAGCCCATGAATGGGCATGCAATAATAAAGACAAGTCTTTAGAGGAAGCTTTCACAGCGGGGTTTAGCTATAATCATAAAATTGCAGGATTAAAGAATATAGATGAACGAAAGGAGAAGTTTAAGGCAGAAGTGCTTCTTTATCAAGGTCAATATCCTGATTATATGCTGATTGAATTTTATGAATACTGGTCTGAGTGCGGGGGACGGAAAATGAGGTTTGAGAAAGAAAAGACATTCGAGGTTAGTAAGAGATTAGCGCGCTGGAGTAATAATAGCTTTAGAAATAATGGGAACAGAAATTACACTAACAAGCAAGGAAATAGCGGTTCTATCTTCCAAGCAGCTGATAGCTATCTGCAAGAACATCAGTAGCGAGATAACAACCATTAAACAAGCAATCAATTCTCCGCCAATCCAGCTGTCACAATGGAAATCCGTTAATGCGGATTGCATAAAGGCCGTCCTTGTAAAATTTATCGAAGGAACACTTTTGTTTTATGGAAGAACGAGGGAAGATATGAATGATTATCAAGTCGCTTCCGTCGTTAACTCTATTCTTGAGAAATACTACTATTTCCGTATTGAAGATGTATGTCTTTGCTTTAAACGTGCACGTGAAAATTCGGCATACGGTAAGTTTTACGGACGCATTGACGGTTCTGTAATAATGAACTGGTTTGCTACCTACGATAAAGAACGTGACGAGATAATACATTCTTTCAATGATGTAAGTACCGAGCATGATACGTCCGAAAACATATCTCGCGAAGAATATAGAGAAATACTTCTTGCAAGAATAGCCGGAGGAGATTTGTATGCCAATGCCGATTATATGAAGATGTGCGAGATAAACAATATATTCTTTGAAAATAGATTCGAGATAGGAAATTACAAGTATAACAGGTTGCATAAGTTTGATAAAAAGTTATGAAGCTAACAGTATGCTGGACCGCAAGAGGCAGAAACAAACGTTTCTATCACGATATATGCCGAAAGTTTGGAATATCAGACTATATGAGCATCAACCATGAAACACCATGTAATATAAAGGATGAAGATATGGAGTTGCTACGTGAATGTGAGAAGCGCGGATTTTTACAGATAAGAAGAAAGTAATGAATATTCAGGGATACCCAATTTTCTGCACCGGGAGAAGCGAAAACAAAAGAACACTTTCCCGATGCAGGAGATGTCCGTTGTTCAACAGAAGATATCCGATTTATTCTTCATGGAGGATAGACGGAGAATGTTGCTGTGTAGCGGATATTATTGTAATTGATAAAAATATAACATAATAATGGAAAAACTAACCATAAACGACTTACCCGAAGATGTCTTAGAGAGAATGAGGAGAGCAATTAGGGAGGACAGCCAAATGATTGCTCTAAAGAACAAGCATTCCCAGTATATAATCAACAGGCAATATGCCAAAGCCGTTTTGCTAAAGGAAAAAATGCAAGAGATAGAGGATCGGGTAATACGTGAATATCTTGACAGCTACGAAGGTGAAACGGAGAATATGCAGAGCCTCATGTCGGATATGTCGCCCGAAGACAGGGAGTATATCAATACCTGCACCAATGCGATTATTCTAATCTGTGACATGATAGAAACGTTTACAATGGACTTTAACCAAGTTCTTAAGAAATATCATCCTGATTACCGATTGGAGATGTACGATAAGATAATGCAGGTAGGCAAAGAAGCTAAGGCCCATGTACAGTTCATGTCGGAGTGTACGGACAATGTCTATCAGTGTTCCTTTGCGGACAGCGCGGATGATATTACGGAGCTCGTGAGGAACAAGGCCCGTTCGCTAATACGCAAGGTTAAGGCTAAGGAATCGTAAATTGTCCTCTATATTTAGAATAAGTAAGTCGGAAGTAGGAAGCATAATAAATAATGAAAGATGGAAGGTATAAATGTATTATCCTTGTTTGATGGAATGGGATGTTCTTGGATAGCGTTAAAAGAAGCGGGCATACCTGTAAATAAGGCATACGCTTCGGAAATTGACAGCCACGCCATCAAGCAAACGCAGCTGAATTTTCCTGATACCGTCCAGCTTGGTGATGTAACCAAGTGGAGAGAATGGAATATTGATTGGAAGTCATTAGACTTGATTTTAGCAGGTTCTCCTTGCCAGGGGTTTAGTTTTGCCGGAAAGCAGTTAGCCTTTGATGATCCGCGTAGTAAGTTGTTTTTTGTGTTTATTGACATTTTGAATCATGTACGTTCGTTTAATCCAAATGTATTGTTTCTTCTTGAGAATGTGAACATGAAGAAGTCTCACATGAGGGTTATATCTGAATACTGCGGAGTGTTTCCGGTAAACATCAACTCCAATTTGGTGAGTGCTCAAAATAGAGATAGATGGTATTGGACGAACATACGAACAAAGCAAATAGGATTGTTTGGAGAGCTTCATTCGGATATTCCGCAACCGGCGGATAAAGGGATTCTGTTGCGTGATGTTTTGGAAGAGGTGGTGGATGAGAAGTATTATGTTTCGCAGGCGGTGATTGACCGAATGAATAAGCCACATAAATGCTTTACTCCACAAATAAACCCGTCTAAAACTGGATGTCTTACTACGAAAAATAATTCGGGACAGATGTCTTTCGATTCGGGTACTACGTTTATATCCATAGATAGTAAGTCACCTACTCAAAGAGCAGCTACTGGAAGATTGCTTGATAAGAAGCATAACTATCAATTTATAAAAATAAATATTGATGGGAATATAAGTAAAAACCAAAAAAAATCTTCTTGTTTTACGGCTGGCGCACATTCGGGAGGCAATCATTCAGACATGGATTTGATTTGTGTTGCTATGCATGGACGTGAATACTCTTGTTTGACGCCAAATCGAACTGAATACGGTAAATCTATCCGTAAAGACTACGAGGCGGGTAAGATTAAAGAGAAAAGAGTAAATATACAACAATTGGAACCCCGCTTAGATAACAAAACAAATTGTTTGACAAGCGTTCAGAAAGATAATCTGATTTTACAACGCAGTCGTGGAAATAACGCTGGAGGACTATTTGAAGGCAAAACGCCTACATTATCTGCTTGTTCATGGGAGCAAAACAATATGTTATGTATATCTTCCAACCAAAAACACGCTACCATATCTTTGAATAAAAGCACCCCTATGGTTTCAGCTATGGGTATGGGCGGAGGCCACGTTCCTATGATTACTTCAGAGGAATTACAATGCAAAACGGATATTAGGATACGAAGACTTACTCCTGTTGAATGCTCCCGCCTCCAAACCATTCCATCCTGGTATCAATGGAAGTGTTCGGATACGCAGATTTACAAAATGCTTGGTAACGGATGGACGGTAGATGTGATAGCTCATATATTGTCTTTTATGAATATTGATAATAATGATATAAGGAATTAATCTATGCCGATAAGTGAAGTATATAATATGAATACGCAATTTGAACGTTTAGCTAAACCTACCGATGAGTGGTATACACCAAAAGAAATAATAGACGCATTGGGGAAGTTTGATTTAGACCCATGCGCTCCGGTTCACCCGTTATGGAAAACCGCAGATGTAATGTACAACAAGGACAATGACGGGTTGTGTCAAGAATGGTTTGGAAGAGTTTGGCTTAATCCTCCCTACTCAAAGCCTCTGATGTGGCAATTTGTAGAAAGATTATCGGAGCATGGTAACGGTATAGCATTGCTATTTAATAGATGTGATAGCAATAAATTTCAAGACATAATTTTTGAAAGAGCTACGGCGATGAAGTTTTTAAGAAATAGAATAAAATTCTTTCGCCCGGACGGTACTCGCGGAGATTCGCCCGGATGTGGCAGTATCCTCATTGCTTTTGGAGAAGAAAATGCAGAAGTGCTGAAAGCGTGTGATATAGCAGGTAAATATGTACGAATAAATTAAACTAATAATAATATATTATGAAAAAGAAATTAACTCCTGATAATATTCAGGAACTTACAGAAAATCAGATATTCGTTTTTGGCTCAAATATGAACGGTAATCATGCCGGAGGGGCGGCAAGATTAGCCGTAGAAAAATTTGGTGCAGTGATGGGGCAGGCAGAAGGCATACAAGGCCAGTCCTACGCCATCCCAACGTTAGATAAGGATATGCAGAAAGTAACCGAGGAAGAGTTAATAACCTATTTAGGAAACTTCCGAGAGCTTGCTGAAGAGCATCCGGAAAAGGAATTTCTTCTCACCGCCATTGGTACAGGAATAGCCGGATTTGATACAAATTATATGGCGTACATGATACTTAGAGCAAATCTTCCGGATAACGTTACTTTGCCAAAGGAGTTTACCAAAATAAAAGGATACAAGGGTTTTAATCCATATATGACATGCCGAGGGTTTAAATACGAAGAAGGCAAGGACTACGAGGAGGAAGGAGAAATAGGAGCTTGCGAAAATGGATTTCATTTTTGTCTTCATCCATTGGATGTCTTTGGATATTATCCTCCTGCTTATATAGGTATGAATAAGTTTCACGAAGTTGAGGGAAGCGGTTATATGGATGCGGATGATGATGATACAAAGATAGCCTGTTCTAAAATACATATCGGAGCAAAACTTGATATAAAAGGGATTGTGAAAGCAACCGTATCTTATGTGAAGGAACGGTGCACTAATAGGAATAATGCAAATCCGGGGTTTCCTGCGACCGCTGGTAATTATGGTGCTGCGACCGCTGGTGGTTATGGTGCTGCGACCGCTGGTTATAGAGGTGCTGCGACCGCTGGTTATAGAGGTGCTGCGACCGCTGGTGATAGTGGTGCTGCGACCGCTGGTGATGGTGGTGCTGCGACCGCTGGTGATAGTGGTGCTGCGACCGCTGGTGGTTATGGTGCTGCGACCGCTGGTTATAGAGGTGCT